TGGCGTCGATCGATGCGGTGTATTGGGGAGGCGCCTTATATTCCATGTTGACGGTGAGCGCCGCTGTTTGCCCCGCATCTCCGATCGTCTCGGGATAAAACGCTAGCTGATAGATCGCACGCTCAAGCATCGCGTCCGGCCCCGTCGCCGCTTTCACCCTCTCCAGCAGAGCTTCGATTTCACCCCTTTGCATCAATGGACTCCTTGGTGAGAGCGCGGGCAACGCGCTTGACCAGTATCGCGTCGATCTTCTCGATACGATCGGACATCCTCTCCATCGGGTTGCTCTCGTCGTAAAGCGCATGCTCAATCCGAGTCAGCGCCTCCCGCAGTTCGGCGTTTTCTTGCTCTAGGCGAGATAGGGCGGAGGCGGCTTCGCGACGAACCGAATTGCTATCTACGATGTACTGGCCGATGATATCGGCGCCAGTACTGCCACCGTCGGCGCGCAATTCTTGCTGGACGTGAGAAATCGCAACATCGTTCGCCCACGATGGCTTGGTGCGCTCGATCAGGTCTTTGATGTCAGGCATTGGGCTTCTCCTGCGCAGCAACAAGGAAGTTCTGAGACCAATTGGATGCGTCTTTGTTGCCATTCCAGAGCACCCGAACTAAAACATTGTCTCTGGAATAGCCGACGACGACGCCTGATCGATTGGCATAGACACGAAACTGCTTCTGTCCTTCTTCCGTCATAACGACTCGGCTTTTAAGCGGAAAGCGATGGTAGATTTCGTTCATCACACCTTCTCCTGCGCTAGGGCTCGGATGAGCGACGGGAGGGAGCGCATGCGGCCTTCCATGTAGGCGGCCGCGTTCAGAGCCGTGAGCCCCTTGAACGCTCTGGCGCCGTCCTCGGCGGCTTCCCGCGCCACCTTCGCCGCTTCTTCCAGAGCTTGGAGACGTATGGTGGAGAGGGCCGAAATGGCGTCGCGCACGGTATCGCGGATATAATTGGAGTTTGCCTCCATTTCGAACCATGTGAAGTCGTCGATGTTTTGCAGCCGCTCCACCAGTTCATTCCCTGCTGGTGCGGCGCGGAGGGCGAGTAGACGCTCGGCTTGATCGAGGACAGCTACAGCGAGAGGCTTGTATTTCTCCCACTCCTCGACGCCGCCATTGTCGGTCTGGTTCGGATGCTCTCCGCGATGGAGACAAATCTCGAAAGCCATGGCCCTGATTTCGCGTTCGGTGGGGATCATGTGGAGGGCTCCGAAACAATTGCCTCGGGCCATGCGTACTTACAGCGATCACAGGTACGGTGCAGGTATTCGTGCTTCGGCCATTTTCCCACCGGCTTATTTTTACGGTCGTACCAGCAAGGATCGTCTTCGATCGGTCCCTGGTGATATGTCTGGATTTTGTCACCGCCGCACTTCGGGCAGATGGCCTTTTCGTTGAATGGCTTTAGCTTGCTGCCCATTTATTCCCCTCCCTTCTGGGTGGGGGCGAACCGATCTGGACTGCAGCTATAGCGGTCGATCGTATATGGGCACGACATGCCAAATAGGCACGGGCCGTCTCGCTCCGGACAAATTCGGATCGCGCCGCTGGCCCCGCTGTCGTAAGCTGAGGCGGGAGGCGCAACGGTTCGCAGCATCGACCTGATTAGTCGCTCGGCTTCTATCGCTCCCACGTCTCGACAGGTTAACGCTGCCGCCTCAAGCGCATCGTTACGAGCCGCCGCGGCGATAGCATTGTCGATCACCTCCGCCCTTGGCTGGGATAAGGGTGGGGAGGCGAGGGCGGTCTCACCCCTATTGCCGGGAACAAGGGCGGAGGCCATATCTGGCGCGTATCCAGCCTCTCGCCAAGCGCGACTATCCGCTGCCATGGCGCGGGCAGTTTCTTCGACGCTCGGCCAACCGTCCTGCACGCGCGCCGCGCGCAACCGCCTAACGTGGTCGACAATTTTCTGTAGCATCCGCGCCCAGATTTTCACGTCGCCGTCCTTCTCCGCGCTGTTTCTAATCCGCAAAAGCTCCTCGTCAGTGACGTTCAAGCCGTCACGCAGTTCGTCTACGAGTTCCTTCACCACCATATTGCCGGTAGAATGGTCGGCCGATTTGAGGCGATGGAGTTCGGCTTCGGCGGCGTCACGCTGGCCGATTACCTCGGTGGCGTTCGCCTTCCAAACGCCCTTCCAGTGCAGAGCTTCGGCAAGCTCCCTCTCCAGTTCCGCCACCCGGTCCTCGCCCCCCCGCTCAGGCGGTAATGGTTTGAGGTAGAGAGGGACGGTCCAATCACGATGTTTCTCGTATGCGGCCCCAAATCCAGTTATCGGAAGGTCGGGTTTAACGTCAGACGCCCGCATATAACCAACCGGCTCTGCGCCCACTTCACCCTTATCAGGGACCAGATGGGGGGCGCGACGGTTCCAAAGCTCAATTGCTTTGGTGTCCCACGCGTAGATATGGACGACGCCGAGTGGGCAGCCGCCTGCATCTGACGGATGCGACCACATCGGGTCGCCGTCATAGTCGGCTCCTAGATGCATTGCGCCGTCGCATAGCGGGCACGGCTTCAAAGCCTCAACCGCTTCATCGGGGATGGGGGTCATGGGGATGCTCCGCTCAGTTGACATGCTCACTCGCATCGGGTTCGGCGACGAATCCTGGATGTTGCGAATGCATGTGTCGTTCGAGGTTGGTGAAGTGCCGGTTGCAGCATGGGCAGACGCCCTTGGCCGCGCGATTCTTGAGTTTGGTGATCTGGCCCTTGGCGGCAGAGACGCGCCGCCACGCAGCTTCGTTTAGAGCGCGCTGGCGTTCGATCTCGGCCTGCTTGTCTTTGATCTCGTCGTCACGTTGAGCAATCCGTTGCGCCAGTCTGTCGCGTTCCGTCCGAAGGCGATCCGCCTCGCTCTCGGAATAGGCCATGCTGTGACCGTTCGGGCAGTAGAAGGTCTGCTTGTCCTCGCGGCGCCGGGCTGTGTATCCAATCGGAACGCCAAACTGCACACCGCACCTAATGCAGTCTTGCTCTTCGAATAGCCGGGTTTCGGTCACCGTGTTTCCTCTTCGAACTGGCGTGATTTGCGAAGATCGTTCCGCGATCTGAGCGGCCGGCCGTTCGGAATCTTCCGGCGCTGCTCGACGGGCTTCCGCGGCTTGACTGCGCGCTGGCTGGATAGGCGCTCAGGGTCGAGCGGGACGATGATGATCTGGCGCCGCGCCCGGTTGATCGTCGTCAGCACGACGCCTCGCAGAAGGTGCCACCAGAACTCCGCATCGCTCATCTGCGGCTTAGTGCCGTGGCCAACGTCGATGTAGGCGTGGCAGGCGGAACAGGCGTCTAGACCAGCAAGGTCGTGCGCTTTGTTTGCCCACCCCTTGCCGAAAGCCGCGCCGTTCAGGTGCGCAAATTGGGTTGTCCGAGGGTCGCAATTGCAGATGCCAGGAGCCATAAATGTGCATGGCGAGCCGTTCGCTCCACTGCGATATTTCTCGCTGCGGATGGGCTCTTCGCGGAAGTTGGCGAGCACATTCATGCTGCCACCCGCATTACGAGGTCGGCGAGGCCGTTCCACGGACGCCCCAGGGCCTTTTCGAGGTGATAGACGGCGTCCGCGCTACGCCCGCAGCGCCAGTGCCACAGCGCCTCCTCCATTACCTCTCGGTCAATGTCGTCAACGACGATATCGACCGGCGACCGCGACGGCGGTTCGGCCGTCTTCGCTGCCGCTCGGCGGCTTGCCAGAACTTCGGCAAGCTCTTCGGTCGAGATATCGGTTAGCGCTTCCCACGGGTCGATTTCGACTGTGGTGTTGACTTGCATTTTCACAGCGCTGCCTCCGCAAGCTCTCGCGCTTCGCGAATGGCAGATGCGTCAATCCGGTAAACTGGACCCTCGTCAAAAACGCCGATGATCGAAGCACGGCCTTTCCGCACGAGGCTATCGAGAGCCTTCCTTACCGTTATCGTATCGCTGTCCGTTCCCAATCCAGGGCAATAGCTTGAGTATTTGCTGAGGACGATGAGGGCATGCTGCTCGTCGGAGGTGAGCTTTTTCATGCCGCGACCCCGTACTTCATCGCTTCGGGGTCAGTCAGAACGATGCCCTGCTCGGCGAAATGCTGTTGCACCTTGTCGAGATACGCGGTCATCTGCCGGCTGTTCATGTCGCGAGTGACCGGCAGATCGATCGGCACACACATCAGTGCCAGCTTGGCCTCATACGGCAGCGGGCGAATTACGCGGTCGTAGAGCTCGGAAAATTCCTCGCTATCGGCTTTGCGGATGGCGACGCCGAACTGCAGCTTGCAGTAGCCGCGCCAGTATTCGGCGTCATGGCCTTGCGTCTGCGCGGCGATATCGTTCATCCACTGGCGCTGAAGCCGGTTCTGCCGGGTCGTGCGGTGGCGTTCCTTCTGCATGTCGATGCTGAGAGGCAGTTCGGCCTTTTCGATGCGGCGAATGAGCATCTTCCGGTCGTACTCGGTTTCGACCCACACGGTCGTCATGGCGTCACCGACAGGCGTGCCAGATATCCGCGCCGGTTCTCCATCGCCTTCTCCACAACAATGCGCTCGGCTTTGGTGAGGCGCTTGTTCGTCTCGACCTCGTGAGCGACCCGGCTCAGGTCTTCGAAGCTCTTGGCCTCATTGGCGCGGCGCGGGATTGCGGAGAAGGGACTCATTGCGCGCCCACTTCCCCGAATTGGCGATCAAGACTTTCGCGAGGGTCGATGTCGCCGGGAAATGCATCATCTGGGGGATTGGAAAGTGCATCACGCTCGTCAAGTTCGGCGAACTTGTCGGTTTTCTCGGCCTTGAGGGATTTGGCCCAATCCGCTGGCAGCGATTTGGCCGCAGCCTGCACGCTTTCCTTGGCCCAAAAGGCGTTAAATGCCGGAAGGTCTGCAAGCGCCCTATTGGCCCTCGACAGCCGACCATAGACCTCGCGAGAGTCCGCTTTCGAAGCCTTGGGCGCCGCTTCCTGCGGCTCAACCTCGTGGCTGGTTTGGTCTGCGTCGTTGTCGCCCTCGGTCGGGATCGCGAAGGCCTGCATAGCCGCATATTTGTAGGCGGCCGACATAGCCTTGTTCGTCGCCTTGTCGGCGCTATCCATCGCCTCGCCAAAGGTTCGCACGGTATGCTTCGATGCGTCTTCCGAGCAAATCAGGTCGAACTCGGCCTCGACGGTGACATTGAACAACGCGCCGCCGGAGCGGGATTTGCGCTCGACAACTTCGCGCGACAAGATGCGCGGAAGCATGCAGAGGTTGTGGCGAGATAAGATCGGCGAAAGGGCGTTGTAGACATCATCGATGCCGCGGAACTTGTATTTCTGCTCGGTGTTCTGGCGGTCCTTGCTGATGCCTTCTTTACCAAGATCGGCCATGACGGCGGCGATGGCGGCATAGACCTTTGGTGCGGCTGCTGCTGCGACCATCAGATAGCCTTCCTTTCTTCGACAACGTTGAAGCCGGGGATTTCACGAACGCCGGCACGCACCTGACCATCGGCGATGCCGCAAACGAGCGCCTCGAATTGAGGTCTCTGCGTCGTCCAGTAGTGCTTGATGGCCACGTTCAGGTCGGTGAGTTCGGCACGATATGTCGAGCGCAAACCATTGCCGGTCACGGCCGATTTCTCAGCGCGTCTAGCGTCCTTCTCTGCTATCTTGGCGCTGTTGAGTAGATGTTCGGCATCAGCGCGGACCGTGAGGTTGCCGCTACTGGCACGCATGGCTTCATCTGCTTCACGCCGAATTTGCTCAGCCTCTCGCCTTGCGGCGTCGGCGACTGCCGCTTTCTCGGTCGCGACTTTGTCGCGCCACGGCTGCAAAACTTTCTTGCAGGCGTCGGCGATCATGTCGGCGCGCTTGAGAATAGGATTGTAGCGAGCCTGGACTTCGGCTTTGCCGGTATCGAAGGGCTCGTTCTCGACCTTGCGCGCCTCGTCAGCCGCTTTGCGCGCTGATCGGGATAGGTCCAGTAGCTTATCGACGGCATCGGCCTCAGCGGCGCTCGCAATGCCGTCGCCGTTCAGCCAATTTTCGGCTTCGGCAAACAGGTCATCAATGGTAAGCTTCGCCTCATCGAACGGCGTCATGTTCTTGCCGTCGAAAGCGGCCTTTGGCGACTGCGCGTTCATGGCGATTTGCTCCAATCTTCGGCCATGCGAAGCGCTAGGTCGTGGCCTTCGGGTGATGAGTGAAAGAGGGTGAGGAGATCGCCGCCTTCGAGGGCATCCAGCGTCAGCTTCGGCCGATCAATGACGATCTCCACGCTCTGCGGCGTGAATACTGCTTTCATTGCGGAGGGAGGGGATTCGATAGTATCGATGGTCATTTTGAGCCCTCCACATTCTTGTGGGGGAAAAGCGGATAGATTAGGTCGTTCGCAGCGTTAATGTCGTCTCGACAATCACGAAGCCAGCCGGGCAGAACATCAGCATGATCAGCGCCGTGGTGGCGTTTTGCGCATTCACAAGCGCTTTGATAAAGTACCGAGGAAGCAGTTCGCAGGCGCGTAAAGGCTTCCCATACGTCAGCAAAATCGAGATCGTCGGGCATCTTGACGCTCATATCCCCAACCCTCCAAAGAACCACGGAACGACAGAGACAGAAGCAGCTACGAGAGCGAGAAGGGTGAAGACGGGGGTCATCTACGTGCTCCTCGGATCGCAGCGACGATTGCATCGACGGCAAAACAAAACAGGGCGCAGCAGAACATCACCGATGGCGTTTCCGGGTAGCTCGGCTCTGGCCAAATGGAGTAAAAGAGGGAGACCGCCCAAAGCGCGAAACCCATCAATTTCCAACTCAGGAACGGCATCACGCAGCCTCTTCGCGTTCTGCCGGCGCTTCGATCTTCTCGATGCGATAGCCGAGGGAGCGAGCGAGCTGCCGAAGAAGGGTGTTGATCGCAGCATCACCGGCAGCGACAACCCAATCCTGCGACTTGTCGCGAAGGACATTTTCCTCCGTCAGGAGGGTATAGAGCGATCCGGCGTTAAGGCGCGCTGTATCGAGTTGTCTTGCTGATCGGCTCATTCGTGTATCCCCATGGTTGCCCGGCTTATCGGGAGGGCTTAGGCGGCTCCGAGGGCCGCTCGAATTGCCCTCGCATCAGCCAAGGCGTTGTGCGGAGTCGCCGAGGTGTAGTCGCAGTTCACAAGCTTGAGAGAGCAGGGGATCGAGACGCTTTCCTCGTGCGATTTCCCCAGCAAAACCTGCGAGAAATGCATGATGTCTGCGGGCCAGTCGGCTATGATCGTCGGGTCACGATAGCCGCGCAGAAACTCGATGAATGCCACGCGAAAATCACCAACGGACGCCACCGGTTCCTTGTTCAAGACCGGGAAGACGTTCTCAAAGCACCACTTGTCCCAAACCCGCGGTTCCGGAAGTACGGCGTAAAATTCCATGCCGTCGTCCGCGACCATGGCAAACGAGATGAGTTCGCCCATCCACCCGTTAAATTCGCAGTCGACGTAGATGTTCATTCTCCCATCGACATTGTGTCAGCCGTTCGTTTTGGCAGCGTCATTTTCGTTCCTCTTTCCCGGCTATGCCTGAGCGGCCTGTTCAGCTTCGTAGCCGCGACGAAACTCATCCCAGCTATCGAGATCATCGAAGCGGTCGAATGGATTGGAGCGGTCACCGTCCTTGCCATCGAGGCAGGCGAGGCGGCCCATCAGCGACGGATCGTCGTATTCTTCGAGTTCGGCGACGATCTGCGCCCGGCGCACCTGAACCGCATCGATTCCGTGTTCGTCAGCCTCATCGAACCAAGCAAAGAGGGCTTCGACAGCCGCCTCTTGCTCGTTGCGGAACACCGCCTCTTCCTGTTCCGGCGTTACGTCATACCGATCATCTGTGGCGAAGTGGATGATCATGATCAGACGCTCACTCGTTCGACCAGTGAGCGCGCAGGTCGCGCAGGAGGGCGAAGCGGCTAGTCGCATGGAGGAGCGCGGCCAATCCGAGCCAGTTTTTCTGGCAACCGGTGATCTGCTCCGCGTACCAAACGTCGTCGCGGCGCCAAATCTCGAAAAGATCACCAGACGCGTTCTTCGCAATGTCTCTCATCTCGTTTCGGCCCCAGTTCGATTTGCTGAGACTGAAGTTGCACTGCCGGAAACTTATAGTCAAGCGGAAAGTTGCAGTGACGGAAACAAACATGGGCGACAACGTGCTGACGGCCGTTCCAGCCGTTCAGTTCATTGAACGCTTCGAGGCTTGGGCCAGCGCTTTGAGGATGATTGCCAGATCGACCGGATTCACGCGGAGCTTGACCGGTGACTTACGTGCACAATGTACGACAAAAAGCCGGTCCAGCGTGTCCGGATCGACGCGGATTTCGACGGCCGTTACAAGCCGTGCGCCTTCAAAATCGGCTTTATCTTCGGGAGTGAGGGCAACTGCGCCGGACCGGTGGGTCACGGCAACCGTCTAGCGGCTGCCAGTCCCTCGGCGTCTTGGTGATGATTCCCCCCGGTCATCATCGAAGGAGCCTATCGGCTCGGCGCCGGGGCGCAAGGCGCGGGAGCGGCTATGCTCGATTAACTGTACCGCTGCAGTTAATTCTTCGTTGCTATAGCCGCGCAATAGCTCGTCACGGGTTGGGGCGCCGGGCGATCTGAATAGGACCGATACCTCTTCTTCCCCGATAGCTTCGGCGAACGCCGCCAGGTAACCGACATTCGGATCGCGAGTGCCGCCCTCCATGCGGGACACAGTCCCCTTGGTCGTACCGATGCGCTCGGCGAGCTGATCCTGCGTCAAACTCTTGGCTTCCCGCCACTCCTTAAGGAATAGCCGGGCCTTGTTCGGGTTTCGTGGGCCGATGCGCGTTACCATGGAAACATCGTAAGCCATGGCGGAAACAGCGTCGTCATCAGTGCCGGAAACATCGGCCTTGACAGAAGGTTTCCGGCAATGCAACTTTAGCGACCATGAACGCACTCAAGAAATGGCGCGAAGCGCAAGACCTCAGCATTCCGGCGGCGGCGGCGCGGGCGCGTGTCGGACGCGCGACTTGGTGGCGCTGGGAATCCGGCGACCGGCCTATCGGCATTGATAAGCTCTCCGGAATTGCGGGGCTTACGGGCATCCCGGCGAGCGAATTGCGTCCCGATCTCGCTAAGAAGCTTCTGGGTGTCGCGGCATGATCTTTCCAGCGCCCTACTACGGCATCAACTATGCCATTCAGGTGGGAACGGATGGACCGATCAAGATCGGCTATTCGGGCGCGCGGGCTGAGGGGCGGCTTTCTGAACTTCAGCGGCTCAGCCCTTGGAAGATGCACATCATCGCCCAATGGCCCGGCGACATGCTGACCGAGAAGGCCCTCCATATCGAGCTTGGTGCCTTTCGCATTCGCAGCGAGTGGTTCTACCCGACGCCGACAGTCCTCGCTGCCATTGAGGCGCGAGTTAAAGCCTCTCGCGAGAAAGCCGCATGACCCGCGCTCTCGGCTACCTCATTGCTGCTGCGTTTGCTGGCGTCTTCATTGTCGGCGTCGCCTATTTCACGGCCAACATGATTTCGATGGCCTTGCTCAATCAGGCGTTGGACAGATGAGCGCACACGACAATATCCACGAGTTCATCGCTTACGATCCTCTGACTGGAGGTCTTACCTGGAAGGTAAGCCTCGGTCGTATGGCCGCGGGTTCCCCTTGCGGGAGAACGAGCGACACTGGCTATCTGGTTGTGCAGTTTGGCGGGAAGAAACTCAAAGGGCACAAGATCGCTTGGCGGCTCCAGACGGGTCTTTGGCCGGCCTTCGAAATCGATCATGCAGACCTCGACAGGCTTAACAACAGATGGTCGAACCTCAGAGCCGCCAACCGGAGTCACAACACTCACAATCAACGGCCAATTTCCAGAGATCTGCCTCGCGGCGTGGTTGCCCATGGAAAAAAGTTCCGCGCCGCCATCACGGTTGATAACCAGCGGCATGAACTCGGGGTCTATGATGACCCTAACTCTGCTCACGAAGCCTACGCCGAGGCGGCTATCCGGTTTCACGGCGAATTTGCGAGGGTTGCGTGACCCCGCTCGTTGTCACTATCCGCCGGCATAGAAAGACGCGCAGTCGCATGGGGGAATGCTCCCGTGGGGCTCGGGGGTACTGCGCGCCTATCCATGCCTGCGGGCATGAAAGCGGCGTTTGCCAACGTCGCTCCGACAAACTTGGCGCCGGTTCTGGCCGACGTCCTTTTCGGCACTCGCACCGTCCATCCGTCTCCGGATCGCGTGCGTCCCTTTTCAGTTTGCGCCGGTGGTCCTCCAACTCCGTTGCGCATCGGCGATCGATCCGTTTCCTCCCTTGCGGGTCGGTCGCCACTCTCTCCCTCGGGCGCGCCATTTTCGGCTGCTGCCCGCTCAATTCGCGCGTTCTCGACCACATCCTGCAAGATCAAATCGAGACGCCTGAAAACCATCAGTCCGAGCCTTTCATCCGTGTTGCTGCTCACGAGCGTCAACATGCTGAGAAAGGTCAAGGAAATGTCCCTTATTCGTCGGGAGTTCTCCCGAAAGTTGCAGGAGCGTTCCACCATGTATTCGTCCGCCGCTGACGTTGCGGAAATGCAGCGCATTTGCGTCGAGATCGCCGACAGAACGGCGGCGTCGCGCGCGAAAAAGGACCGCATCGAAGCGGTTCACGAAATGGGCCGCATCGGTTGGAACCGCGCCCTCGAATTTCTGATTGGCAAAGCCCGTCGCATTGACGGCTGGGAGAAGGATTTAGCGCGTGAATACCTGGCGGAAATCAAGCGCATCGAAGACGAGCGGGTGGCGGCCAAACACGTCGCCTACCTCAACCGGACCTTGGGCTACCTTCGGGCGACAGACCCGGACCTCTATGGCCCTCACATTGATCGGGTGGAGCGCGGCCTTGCTGCGGCCGGCGTTCTGGATAGCGCCGTGGCTTCGGCCGGTCGGCAATCCGATGGCGACGGCGCCGAGTAAAACCTCTCAACCCTCCGACGACTAGGGGCAGATCATGGGGCTTCTACAGCGCATTTTCGGCAAAGAGCGCCGGGTGTTCAGCACCCGCGCTTCCTCGCGCGAACAGGCGAAGGCACTCCGCACGAAGGATGAAACGACCGCGGAACTGCGTCGCATCGTTGCCGAGCAACGGGCGCACTCGCGTCAAGCCGGAACGCTCATTCGGCAGGTGCGGCCATGATCGCCAAAACCGCTAAGCTTATGCAGGCGAGGGGGCGGTGATGGGACGCGTTGAGCATTTAGCAGAAGGCGTGACGCTATATCTTGGCGATTGCCTGGAGATATTGCCGACGCTCGGCCGCTTCGACGCAGTTGTTACTGACCCTCCCTATGGCATCAACGCGGCGCGAAATCGGAATAGCCAAAAAAACGGATGGGTGGATTACCCTGGGTCTGGATGGGATAAAGTTAGGCCTAGCCCTGGGACGATCTCGATGCTCGACATTGCCTGCCGTCGCATCGAAGCTGCGCTGCGCGAGCCGGACATGTTCATCGAGCCCAAGCCGATCGAACAGCTTTCCATGCTGGACGGTGCCGCATGATCCGCCAATCCCTCCCCACCAAGCGCGATAGATCGATCACGAGCGCTGAATATCGAGCGCTGCCTGCCTCGCCGGCTACGTCCAAGTACGGCGCCAAGCCGGTCGTCATCGACGGCCACAGGTTTGCCAGCACAGCCGAAGGAAACCGTTATGCGGCCCTCAAACTGCAGGAGCGGGCAGGGGAGATATCGAACCTTCGCTTGCAGGTCCGTCATCACCTCTCGGCTTGGGGGCATCCGATCTGCGTCTACGTGTCGGACTTCGACTACGTGACCAAGGCCGGAATGCCAGTCACCGAGGACGTGAAGGGCGTTGCGACTCCTGCCTTCGTCCTGAAATCCAAATTGTTCCGCGCCCAGATGGGCCGTGAAGTCGTCATCGTGAGGGCCAAATGACCCTCGCATGGACAGACGAACGTATCGAGCTTTTGAAGGTTCGCTGGCGCGAAGGTTTTAGCGCTTCTGAGATCGCGAAGGAACTCGGCGGCTCATCACGCAATGCCGTCATCAGCAAAGTTCATCGGCTGAACCTACCGCGCCTGGCTCATAACCTTGAGCGCAAGCGGCTGGTAGCTGCAGATCGCAAGAAGCCTGCAGTGAGCCGCGTCGTGAAGCGGCGTGTGCCCGTCGGTCCGCCGGCTGATCTCCCAATTCCGCCTGTTCCGTCGATCGGGCTTCTGTCGCTGCTGGAGCTGACTGAACACACCTGCAAATACCCGTTCGGAGATCCGAAACTTCATGGATTCGGATTCTGCGGCCAGCCCTCTGTCCCCGGTAAGTCATATTGCGCTGAGCACTACGCCGTCGTCTACACGGGATTGCCCGTACTGAAGTCGCGCAAGGCGGTGCTGGCATGAGTTACGCCGATCCGTTCGCCGAGACTAAGGATACCTGGATTTCGTTCACCGATGCGGCGCGTCGTGTCGAGATGCGCGCGCAGACGGCGGCATTTGCTAGCGCATTGCGGCGAGCGCATCCAGAGATGGAAATTAGACCGCGTGGCGCCCCCAAGCAAATCACCGCCGAGAAGCGACCTAGGCAGCGCGACTACCTTTGGCTGGCTTCGCCGGGGTTCGAGCGTTTGGCTGACTCGGACAAACCAGTTCGAAGCAAGAACTGGCGCAAAATCACCCACGCTGTCGCCGCTAAGCACGGGTTCAGCGTCATAGACATTTGCAGCGCTCGCCGGACAGCAAACCTCGTCATTGCCCGCCAAGAGGTCATGTACGAGCTGCGTCAGAACACGACGATGAGCTTGCCGGCGATTGGGAAGCGTCTCGGAGGCAAGGACCACACAACCGTAATCTACGGCATCCGCAGGCACCTTGAGCGCAGGAAGGCAGGTCTAGCATGAGCAATCCGTGCCTAGATGCTGTCATCGATGAGCTTCGGCAAGCTGGTGTTCCGCATCGGATTGAACCTGGTGGAAGGCACGTCCATATCCGCCGGGGCAAGAATTTCGGCAGGCTGCATATTGTAGCTGCCACGCCGAGTGACTGGCGAGCCCCGCTCAACGAGCGCTCTCAGATTCGACGCGAACTGGCATCGGCCGGATTTATCGGTGATCGCGAAGACCCTATGCCGGAGCATCCGGTTCCGGTCCAGTTAGTGGCCGGCGAGCCCGTCTGCTTCAGCTACGATTTGGCGGAGACCTTCGGCAAAGCACACAAAGACATGCTTCGGTCCATCGATCGGGTTCGCGAGGAATGCGGACCTGAGTTCGATCAGCGCAATTTTGCGCCGATTGAATATCACGATGCCAAGAGCAGGAAACACCGCGCCTACCGCATGAGCCGCAATGGCTTCTCTCTGGTTGTCATGGGCTTTACGGGCGCGGCGGCAACAGCATGGAAGGTCAAGTACATCGCGGCCTTCGATGCGTTGGCGGAACAATTGCAGCGGCTATCTGCTCCAATGCAAGACTTGTCGGCGATCCGGTCAGAGTTCGACGCATTGGTCGCTCTCGTCGGTGACGTTGAAGCGAAGATCGGCAACCGTCAAGTGGTCGCTCCATACGTCCACGCTCGCCAGCATGCGCGCCAAGTCGCGCGCCGTGAAGCGAGGCGCGCATGAACGAGATTGCGGGCGTCCGCCTTGGTAATCTGGCAGAAGCACTCGTGCATCGCATTGATGCGCAGACGCGAGGTGTCGACCCGCTTAAGGCCCATCCTGGCCGCGGACCAACGATTCTCGATTATGGAATGCACCGACTTTTGACACACGCCGAGCAGATCGGGGTGGTTGGTCAAGACGACCAAATTAGAACGCTGGCCAACGTTCAATACCGGAAGGCCTTGGTAGCTTGCGAGAGTCCAATTGAGAGCGACATGCTCGCCGCATTGCTGACCGGAAACTGGCCATTCAGCCTTAGCATTGCACCACTATCGCACGTCGCCAAAGACTACGATGAGCCGTTCCCGCTGGGCGATGTCGTCATTGTGCCGCAGCTCGCCTTCCTTCGCTACCGGCTGGACCTCGGCATCATTGTCGAGCGGGATCGCGGTAAGGCGATCGTCGGAGTCGAATGCGATGGCGCGGAGTTTCATCAGGACCGAGACCGCGATGCGGCGCGTGACGACTACTTCCGCTGCGTCGGCGTGCCAGTGTTTCGGATTCGTGGCGCCCAAATCTACAGCGAGCCGACGGCTACCGCCGATACGATCATTGCGGCGATCGAGGAATGGAGGGCTCGTCCGTGACCTCCATTCCGATAATGCCAATGAACACCGACAAGTACCTGGCGGACACCACCCACCTCAATACCGAGGAGCATGGAGCCTACATCCTGCTGCTTATGGTTGCATGGAGAACTGCAGGAGCGGCGCTGCCCGACGACGACGAGTTACTGGCTCGCTATGCGCGTATGAATGCCCGTGGGTGGGCTAAGATCAAGGTTCGCGTTATGGCATTCTGGGACTTGTCAGACGGACTCTGGACGCAAAAGACGCAGCAAAACGTGCGCGGCATTGTCGAAAAAAATATCGAGGCAAAACGAAAAAATGGGAAACGTGGCGGACGACCTAAATCATTGAAAGATAATGACTCGCAAGAAGCTAGCGGTTCTCGACCGGAAACCGACAAGAAAACTACCTATACTAATACTAATACTAATACATCCTCACTTTGTTCGGATGAAATAGGCGCGGCAAAGCCGACGCCGCGATCCGAACTTGAGACGACGCTCGACCCCGTTCATGCACAAGCCGTGGTGGAGCATCGTCAGCGACTGCGCAGGCCGCTCACTGCTCACGCAGCAGCGCTCCTCGCCAAGCGCCTCGCCGAATTTGATGATCCCAATGCCGCCGCCGATCTGATGATTGAGAAGGGCTGGCAGTCCATCGAGGCAGGGTGGGGAGAAAGCCGGCCCCCGTCGCGAGCGTCGCCCCGCACAAATGATCTCTCGGATGCTTTCGGCGTGTTGGACCAACTATCTCGAGGCCAAAATGGACCAAACGATATCACACCAGATGAAGGTACTGTTCGCTACCTTCCCTCAGCAGCCAGGTGATTTAGCTGCTCAGCTTGAGGCCTACAGCATCGCGCTAGATGGGCACGATGAGCGTGATATTGCCGCTGCGGTTCGGCGGTTCATCCGCGGGGAGGTTACTGGCCACAATCCGAGCTTCCCGCCGACGGCGTCGAAACTCGGTGCGGAAGTGCGGGTCTGCATGAACGGGCGCCTCGATGCGGAGCATCGCAATCGGCCGCCGGAATTGCCGGCACCGCTGATTGAGAAAACGCCGGAGCAACGCGCAAAGGTTGAGGCTGTCTTGGAGGAGGTCAGAGCCAATTTGGCAAAGATGGGGGCCAAAGGCCGAGTCTTCGGGTCGATCGGCGAGGACGCAGCATGATCCTCATACACAAGCAGAAGGCAACGGAAGGGAAGGGGAGATGACACCGTTTGAGACTGCATACGGCAGCTACCGGCGTTCAGTTTGGTTCAGCCGCTTCTTTTGCCTCGGGGCACTGGCTTTCGCTATCGCCGCAGGCAGCCTGGAATATCACCTCGGAAACTACCCGATGCTGGCGTTCCATGCCTTCTTCGCGGGCCTACAATTCACGTTCGTGCTCATCAACTGGTTCTGGTTCAAACTCTAGCCGAGACAGGAGTCTCAGATGATCAACGTTTTCGATTCACGCACATGGACTGGCCTTGGTGGCAGCGGCGAAAGTGTCGCCGTCATGGACGATCGACCGGACCTGAAGCAGCGAGATACTAACACGTCCGCGCCCACCAAGGCGGTCCAGAATCTTAAACCGCTGAAGGGCGCTCCAATACCGGATTCGCCGGTTGACGCGATGCGCGACGAGGCAATGAAGGAGTATGCGGAGCTTGCCGAATACGTAGGCATCATGCCTCCCGATCTTGGCATTGAGGCATTCAAGAACTTTCTCCGGTCGTCGGGAATCACTGTTTTCCAGCTTGCCGATGTTGTGACCTATATGGATGCGAAGGCCGCCAAGGAAAGCAAGGAACAGTCCGGCTGGCAGTGGCGCCCATTGCGAGCGAAAGACGATAGGGTAGGCCTATCGTTCGGAACCCGCGCTACCCGCGGTGTGAGCGATAGATTTAGCGGCAACGCTGGCGCGATTATCCCGGGCAGCGACTACTACGATGGGCCCACTATTGTCTCGGCTGCCGAGCAGCGCGACCAGTGGAACAGCATGCGAAATCAAGGTTTCATGCGATCGGGACCCGAAGAGTTTCAGGATCGACGCACAGCAGCAAGTTCTAGGCCATACGATCGAACGATCCCTCTTCATGCTGTGCGCAAGGTGGCCCAAATCGAGAAGGGCTTTAAGGGTGATGTGGCCTTCTTCGTCTGCGACTATCAGCTTGCGCCGGCAATCCAATATCCGGACCCGTTCTTGATGGCGGTCGTTCCGAATCCACAGGTTCGGCTCGGCGTTGGGCGCTTCATCATCGACTTCTGGGACGAGCCAGGGTTCGGGATCGAGCACATGGTCAAAACTGATCTGTAATCGGCCCCCATTCCACAGAAACATAAGGGGACGAGATGAGCACAGACAGGCCGAACTTCGATCGCGATCCAGCCATTTGTCCATCCGGTCATCAAATGGAGAAGCGACCTAACATGTTCTACTGGAGGGGAGACTACCGTCCCGGCTGGGTCTGCCCCCGATCTGTCCTTCGCTCTGGTCTGTACCGGGCGACGAAATAGCGCCATTGCGGACGCTTCCCAATCCTCCCGGAGAAACAGAATGAGCGAGATGATGATCCGCGTCGGCGCAGCGATACTGCTAGCGGAGGCCCGTTGGAATCCGGAGGCGGCCAAAGAGCCGAAAGAGCGCGTCATGGCGCGTGCCGCGATTGAGGCCATGCGCGAGCCGACGCGGGACATGCTTGCTGCGGTAGGCCGCGTGTCCAGCGGGCAGCAATCAGGGTGGGTTGAATACTACGACCCTTCTCTCGGCGAAAAGCTGTATCTGGCCATGATCGATGCTGCTCTCGCCTCCAATGAACCACAAGCGGGATAGGGCGAGATGGGGCGCGAGCGCATAAAGCGGCAAAAGCATCGGCTATTCATCGAGCAGGACGGTCGCTGCTATTACTGTGGGTGCGAGATGGTCATGCCGGAGGGCCACACCAAGCGTCAGCCCGCGAACCTAGCGACGCTCGAACATTTGGACGACCGGTTCTCGCCACTTCGAGGCAAGATGTTCGGTCAGCGTCGCCACGTCTTGGCCTGCGTCACCTGCAACGGCCAACGGGGGCGCGCTCGCGAAATCGAAGTCGGCATTGAAGTGCTGCGCGAGCGATCCCGTCACGCAGCCTAACACCGACTATCACACTAAGGGGCATACATCTTGGGAAAACGCGGACCCAAAGCAAAGCAGGGCATTAAGCGACAACCGAATGGCCGTCCGTCGGAAACGGCTGAATTCGTCCGGGCTCGGAAGAACGCCCGTGCCGACGAAGAGCAGTGGAACACCATGAGCGCTGCCATGATGGCTCGGCACCGCCTATATGAACTTCCATACCCTCCAGCGCCAGATTCAGAAAAAGCTCGGAGGGAAGCTCCGCATTTGCTCGACCAATTCGCTGGCAGCTTTGTTGGTCGCTGCTATCTCGCCGGGCAGTTGACCCGCATGCAGGTTGAAGCGGCGCAAATTTACCACCAAGAGCGCTCGAATTACAGTACCGTGTGCGGTGGCCCGAAAGCCGCTGGCGCCGTGAACCTCAATGCGACCAAAGGCGCGCCGAACGATATCGAGAACCTAGAATTCGCCGCCCGAGCACGAGAGGCTTATGATGCGTCCTACAAGGCCATTTGGGCTAAACAATCGCAGATCAGGTTGCGGGGGCAGCTATTCGCCTCCCTGACGCTAGCCGTGATTGAGGATAAGCCTTTGCCGCACCTTCTCCCGTGGCTGCGCATCGCGCTCGACGCGCTGGCTGTGCATTACAGGCTTGACCGCGAAAACGGAAAAGCGGCGGCATAGAAAGGCATCCTGCAAGTTGCCTATTGCGCCCGTTCGCAAATCAGTTTACGCCGTAGAGTTATCAGTATCGGACGTGTGTCCGTAGAGGCCGCCAAGCGCGGCCTTTCTATTTTCAGCACATCGTCGCGAATTGGAGCAGTGATGCCGCTAACGCGTCTCGCTTTCCACCATTTGCTGCGCAACTCCCGGCGTTGGCTGGCAATGTGGATGCTAGGCCTCGTTGAGCGCACCATTCCGGCCGGCGATGCGATTTCCGCCGAAGCTGTAGGCGTGCTCGCCTTCTCAATCGGCGAGGATACCAAGCGCGATAGCCGCGCCTGCGACATTGCCAGACAGATCATCGTTCTGAACGAGAGCCGGGCTTAGCCCGAGGCGATTTGTTCGACCTCTACACCATTGCAATTGCCACTAGCTCGGCAGTGATCGGCTTCATTGCCGGTCGTCTCCTATCCATCCGAAAGGAATCCATCATGGCCAATAGCGCCGACAAGCTGGCGGTAATTATTGCGGCGGCGACTGCGAAAATCGCAGACCTCGAAGTGCAGCTCGCCAAGCCGTCGCCCGAGGCCGATGATCTGGCAGCCGATGAGAGCGCCATCACGGCGGCCGTTTCCTCGCTGCAGGCTGCTGGTGTTACATTGCCGCCTGAGCCAGCCGAGGCAACGGCTGCCGCCACCTAACCGCGCTCCATATCGCCAAGTCCGCCCCACCCGCTTCGGCGGGTTTTTGTTTGTCCGAAAGGATAGCTGATGGCCTCGCAAAATCCGATTAGCCAGAGCGTAGCCGTTCGGGACGCGGGAACGCTTGTCCCAGTGAAGGTGAACTCGGATGGCTCGATAAACGTCTCCAGCGCAGCGACGCCAGGCTACTCCTCAACCAACATTACGACCGCGACGACGACCACCGTAAAGACCGGCTCCGGTACGCTGCATTCGATCAATATAAATACGGCCGGTGGCGCGGGCTCGACCACAACGGTTTACGACAACACCGCGGGCTCCGGCACAAAGCTAGCCACGATCGACAGCACGAAGGTTGGCCCGAACGTCTACGACGTTGCGTTTGCCACCGGCCTGACTCTCGTCACTACTGGCTCGGGTGCCCCTGATGTGACCGTCGCCTGGCGGTAGCCAGCCTAAGCCTCAATCGAAATCGAAGGAATGAACCGAGGCCCGCTTTGTCGGGTCTTTTTCATGCGCAGACGGGAAGTTGGCCGCTGTCCCAAAAGGTACGCGCTGTTGAATGGCCGCCCAAGAAAGGAGATTAGCCTATGGCTAATGTCGTAACTGAGACGTTCCTTGCCGGACCTCGAACATTTGCCGGCGAGAAGTTCACTAATGCGTTCGCTCGTATCAACAAGGCCTTTGGCACCTCCACGGGCGGCCCGGCGACTACCGCGACTTGGCCGATCGGCAGTACGGCTGATGGCCTCACGGCCACCCCGAGCGGCAACCAGTCAACGGCTCTGCTGCTTACTGCTCAGATCAACCGTATTTCTACGGTTGGCTCAGCGGCAGACGCGGTAAGGCTTATTCCTGCCACTCCCGGCATTTGGCAGGTCGTCATCAACGATGCTGCCTCCAACTCCATGCAGGTGTACGGCTCCGGCACTGACACCATCAACGATGTCGCGACGGCCACGGGCGTTGCGCAGGCCGCCGGCAAGACGGCCACCTACTACTGCTCCGTCGCGGGCAAGTGGTACCGCAACCTGTCTGCCTGACCCCCATCATTCCCTCATTTTCGTAAAGGACTGAAACCATGTCTGGATGGCTTACGCCCGGCATGCCGCTCATCTCGTTTTTCACGGGGCAGGAGCGCTTCTATGCCGACACCAACAACACGCAGGGCATTAACCCCGAGAGCGGTGCAATTGCGCCGAGTATCCTCGCCGCGCTTTCCCTGTTCTACGGCAACTTCTCGAGCAAGACGACCGTTGCCGGGTCCCGTTATTTCTCAAGCCTGACCTTCGGTACTCCGGTCACCGTGACTGGCATCAACGTGCTGATCGGGTCGGTCGGTGGCACCGATACCTGGCTTGTCGAAATCCATGACAGCACTGGCGCTCTCGTTGCTACCTCCAGCACTTCCGGCGTGACCGCTGGTACCGCTGGCACTTGGCAGCAGATCGCTCTTACGGCTCCGATTACGTTGGCTGCGGGCACCTACTTCGTGGCCCTCCAGACCAACGGCACCACGGCTCACCCGGCCGTTTATAACTTCCCGGCGCCGTCCGCTGCGCCCTATCCGCTGCTCGTCGGCTCCGCTACCGGCACGTTCGGCACGGGTGCATCGATCACGCCGCCGACGACCTATGCGGCGGCTCTCGGTCCGGTCGTTCTCCCGTACTGATCGGGCATCAAAACATAGACCTGCAAGAGGCCTCCTTCGGGAGGTCTTTTGCATTTTAAGGGGCGCCCATGTCCGAAATCGGAATCGTTCAGGCTCGTGTCGAAACGACGATCTCGGCCGTGGTGACGCGGGCTGATGGTCGAGTCGAAGATCTGGGCGTCATCCACTACTGGCATCGCAATCCGCTTCGCCGCCTCTGGTGGCAGATTACCCGCAAGAGAGCCTAGCAGATGGCGGAGTTAGTCGGCATCGATAGAGCCCGCGCTATTCTGCGGTTCGAACCCGAAACAGGGCGAGTGATCCGCACTGCCACGACCGGCACTAGAGCCAAAGCCGGGGCTGTCATCGGGACAAAATCCAATCACGGATATCTGATCGCGATGGTGGATTACAGGATCTATCAGGTTCATCGCCTAGCGTGGTTTTTACTGCACGGCGAATGGCCAAATGGCGAAGTTGACCACATTAACGGCGACAAAGCGGACAACCGGCTAGCTAATCTGCGGGTCGGTAGCTCAAGCGAAAACAAAGGCAACATGCCGCTATCCTCCCGAAATAAGACTGGCTTCAAGGGCGTTCGATGGGATCACGGCGCAAAAAAGTTCCGGGCTAGTATCGGGGTCAATTCGCGTCACGTTCACCTCGGATACCGCGAGACCGCTGAAGAAGCACACCAACTGTATCGGGCAGCCGCACTCCGACACTTCGGCGAATTTGCGAGGTTTGAATGAGTCAGCAAACCCAGAACTCTGGCCTAGCGCGGATCACGAGCTTGCTCGCTGCTGCCTCGTTCTGGCTGCAGTGGGGCACTGGTTCCGGCGCAGCTAAGACGGCGACCACAGTCACCACGACCGGCACGACGGAAGCGCGTTCGGCCACGGCCAATACTCAGGTCACGACCACCGTGACCAATGACACGTTGCAGCTCGTCGCGACGATTGCAGCGGCTGGTAGCCGGGCGATCACAGAGGTTGGGGCATTCGACGCTGCCGGTACAGGATCGCCTCCTACGGGCGGCCTGATGGATATCTACGGCGATTTCAGCGTCATCAACCTAAACACGAGCGACTCTATCGCCTTTACCGTGAAGCAGGTCTTCTCGTAAGACCATGGCCGGTCCCATTTTTGCCGACCGCGTGCAAGAATCCAGCACGACGACCGGCACGGGCACATACACGCTTGGCGGGGCAACGACAGGCTTTCAGGCATGGTCTGTCGTCGGGAATGGCAACACCGCCTATTACATGGCGACCGACAATGTTAATTGGGAGGTCGGGCTAGGGACGTATACGCTTAGCGGCACGACGCTGGCGCGCACGGCGATCCTTTCGAGCTCCAATGCCAATGCTGCGGTGAACTGGACGGCAGGCACGCGGACGGTCTCGCTGGTTGATCCTGCAGCGGCGCTCGTCAATTTCACTTGGCCTGTTGCGACGCGAACGGCCATGGCAGGTCTATCGACTTCGCAGATGACCTCGGTCTACCTGCTGGAGGCCGGCCGCCAAGGGCAGTTCCAGTGGAACAGCGGTAACCTTTCTACGCAGGTCACGGGTGATACGCAGCAGGGCATTTACGTTCCCCCCTCTAGCGATACGACAGGTGCCAGCGGGGCGTGGGTACGCGTCTACGTGGGCGCCGTCGCGGTAGAGTGGTTTGGGGCTGTCGGAGACGGCTCAACCAACGATGCCACAGCGATCAATGCGGCGATAAGCGTTGGCATCGTCGCGCTCCTTGCGAACAAGGTCTACGCGATCTCCTCTACGATCAACCTGACATCCGACAGCAAAGTGCTGATGGGGCTCGGACGAAGCGGAGGCGTGTTCAATAGCAGCTCGCAGCTCGGCGCTGTCCTAAAATGGACCGGCTCATCCGGCGGCAGGATGGTGCAGGCCGGTAGTCTTACTGGCGGCGTCGATATGCACGGCGGCGGTCTGCTGAACGTCCAGCTAGACGGTAATTCGCTGGCCAACGTTGGACTCCAAGTCCAGACCATCGATAGCGCGCAGTTCGAGAACATCAAAATCCTGAACCTGCACGACAATTCGGGAGCAATCGCACTTTTTCTGACTTCTGGAACGGCGAGTTTCGCTCCGGTGAACTGCGTCTACAGGTGCAGTTTCAGGAATATCGAAATCCAGGTGCCGGGTGCGACCAACGGCATTTACAACAATACTGCTGCGACCTCTGGCGGCGGCCAGAACACCACCTTCTGCGTGTTCGAAAACATTCATATCGAATATCTGAACGGCCTCGGTTGCTACATCTCGGCGATGGACGATTGCACGTTCAACAACATTGCCACGTCTCGTAATAACACCGGAACGGGCGCCAACTTCTATCTCGACGGCAATGCGGTTTCGGGAAAGGGCGTTTTCGCTGTAGTCTTCAACTTGGTGCAGCCAGGCGTCACGAGCGGGACGCCGACAATTGTTTCCGACGGGGCTTTCAGCCGTCAGAATATGATGACGGTCTCTGGCGTCGATGGCGCGGTCACCCCCTCCATCACAAACGGGGCCGAGCTTTTCTACTATTACCTTGGGTCTGGCACGTCGGGCTCTCTGACTACGGAGGCCCCCCTACAGCGCACCCCGCCGATTCAGTTCGCTACCGGTCTTACCGGTTCGCCAACTGCCGGTGTCATGGACTATGACGGGAAGGCGTTTTATGGCACGGCAGTAGCCTCATCGCGCCAGGTCATTGACGCTGAACAGGTGACTATCCTTTCGGCCGACAATACCACCCCGACCAACGTCAACACGGCGCAGAATGTCTTCCCGACGGGCCAGGGTACTCTCGCCGTACAAGGATCGACCACTTACGAGTTCGAGGCGTCTTACGAAATTGACACGACCGGAGCCACTTCCAACTCTCTTTCGGTGGACTTTTCAGGCACGTGGGCTGGCAGCATTACCTACGACGCGCTTGCGACGAACGGGACGACGTCCTCTACCTCTTCAGCCCCGTTAATGACACGATCTACGACTGCGGCCTCTCAAACCATCACCGCAGCGGTCGCTGCTGCTACACAGCGGACGATTAAACTGCGCGGTACGATGGTCGTCACTACAGCCGGCTCATTCACGCCACAGTTCAAATACTCTGCCGCCCCCGGAGCGGCTCCAGTCGTCAGGACGGGTAGCTTTTTCCGCTGCTGGCCGGTTGGCTCAAACACCGTCACAAGCGTCGGCAATTGGAGCTAATCAGTGCCGAGCTTCGGCCCGATATCCTCAGCGCCGATCAGCGCAATATCCGGATCATCGAGCAATATCGTATCTCAATCCATCACCGCTCTCTGCGCGACAACCGTCACTATCGCCAGAAGGCAGGTTGGGAAGTTCATCACTGCGCCGACATCCGCGACCACTTCCGTTAGAAGTGGCGTTGCGCATCTAGTCTCGCTGTCGTGCTCTACGGCGGTTTCGGTAACCAAGGCGGCAGGCAAGAGCATTGCAGCGGCGGTTCAGACTACCGTCACCGCAGCGCACAGCCTCGCCAAGGTAATAGTTGCCTCCGTCTCGACGCTGGTGACCATCACCAACGCCAAGGCCTTTTTCGTCACGATCACTGCATTTGTGCAGACGGTCGTATCCATTATTGCCGGCCGATACCGCACCCCTGCAGAGCGCATCGTCTACGTCCCATTCTTCAGCAGGGAAATCGAGCCGCCGTTCGAGTCCAGAGTTGGCGACGTCGCCGCGACTGATCGAACTGCAAGTCCATTCTTCGTTACCCGAGTTGTCATGGTGCCAAAGGGTACCGGCCAATCTCGCAAGCAGTCTATCGAATGAGGTCTCTATGGCATTGAATTGGCCATCGAAGAGCCCCAACGAACTGCTGGACTATCAGATCAACTGGTCCGCTGAGCTTGTGACTGACACCGTTACCTCATCGTCGTGGACGATTTCCGATGCGAGCCTTGTTGAGGATCACGCCACCACAGGGCCGCAGACAGCCACGATCTGGCTGAAAAACGGCACGCCCAACAACACCTACACCGTCACCAATACCATCATGACGGCAGGCGGTCGTACCTTCGTGCAGGCGGTCAACATCAAAGTGGTGAGTCCGTCGTGAGCGATCGCAAGTGCGAATATTCGATCGCCTTCGACGCGGTCCTTGCGACCTATGCAGACGGGAGGCAGGGCTGGCTGCAGGCTAAAGGTCTGCGCAAGCGCCTCCAGCGCGGTGTTCCCAAAGGCACTTGGCATTATGACCGTAAAGAGCGGTGCTGGTTCAGAAGCGACGCGGCCAACGCATGACGTTCACCGTTATCCTCGGCGCTCTCGTTCTCATCGCTTTCGCAGCGCTCACAATCTACCTCGCAAGGATCGACTGATGGCAGATGAACGTCAGTCAGTTGGCCGTCCTACGGACTTCACGCCAGAGTTAGGGGAGCAAATCCTTGAGCGAATGGAAGGTGGCCTCTCGCTCGCGGCAGCGGCGGCCGACCTCAACGTACATCGCCAGCGCGTCTACGAATGGGCTGAACGCCATCCCGCATTTGCGGACACTGTAAAGCTTGCACAGGCAAAAAGGCAGCTTTTTCTAGAGCGCCGACTGCTCAAAGCAGAGCAGGGACCCGTCGTCACCTCAACGATTTTTGCGCTCAAGAACGCAGGTCCAGAAGACTGGCGCGACAAGCACGACGTTGAGCACACCGGCGGCTTTCAGGTCGTGATCTCAGCAACTGATGCAGAGCTATAAGCCTAACGCTGGCCAAGTCAGGGCGACGGCGCTTCTGACTGGCCCGCAACGTCATACGTTGCTGGCCGGTGGCGCGCGATCGGGCAAGACGTTCCTGCTCACTCGCGCTGTAGTCGTGCGTGGGCTCAGGGCTGAAGGCTCGCGCCACGCCATCCTACGCTTCAGGGGTAACGCCGCTCGCTCATCTATCGCCCTCGATACGCTGCCCAAGGTCATGTCGGTATGCTTCCCGGAAGTGAAGCTTTCGGAGCATCGGCAGGATGGCTTCTTCGAACTGCCAAACAAGTCGCAAATCTGGATCGGCGGCCTGGACGACAAAGAGCGCGTCGAGAAGATTTTGGGACAGGAATACGTTAGCCTCTACCTTAACGAGTGCTCACAGATCCCCTACGCCTCGGTTGTAGTCGCTCGTACACGCCTTGCGCAGCAGGTCGAAGGCCTGAAACAGCGGGCCTATTACGATCTCAATCCAGGCGGCGCAAACCACTGGACCAATCTCGAGTTCGGCAAGCACGTCGATCCGATTTCTGGCACCGCGCTTAGTGACCCCGACAACTATAAGCGCTCGTTCATCAGCCCGGAAGAGAATGCCGAAAATCTCTCCGATGAATTTCTAGACAGCCTGCGCAATCTCCCCACCAAGCAGCGCAAGCGGTTCTTCGAAGGCGAATACGTCGATGAGGTCGATGGCGCACTCTGGACTATCGAAACGCTCGACCAGCATCGCGCAGATGTCCTCCCGGAACTGAAGCGCATTGTTATTGCGATCGACCCTTCCGGCTCGTCGGGCGATGAGGACAAGCGCTCTGATGAGGTTGGGATCGTTGCGGCCGGCGTTGGCGTAGACGGGAACGCCTATGTGCTGGAAGACCTAAGCGGGCGCCATGGTCCATCCGAATGGGCTGGCATCGCCGTCTCCGCTTATGAGCGCTGGGGTGCTGACACCATCGTCGCCGAGACGAACTATGGCGGTGCGATGGTCAAGGAAGTGATCCGGGCCAAGGGTGCGCACATTCCGTTCCGTGAGGTCAAGGCGTCACGTGGCAAGCATGTCCGGGCCGAACCCATCGCCACCCTCTACGCGCAAGGCAAAGTTCGCCACTACGGCCGCTTCCCGCGGCTTGAGGATCAACTGCTGGCGTTCTCGTCGGCTGGGTACACTGGCGATCGTTCGCCGGACCGGGCCGATGCTGCCGTGTGGGCGATTTCGGATTTGTTCCCGACCGTGCTCTCGGCGCCGAAGGTCAAGGCACCGTTGCTTATGCCCGAGCCTGTCACTCGCACTCGCCAATCGTGGATGGGTTAGTCGATGGTCGATGATGACGACAGCCTCGCTGGGTTGACCGGCGACGCAAGGATCATTGCCGAGGCGAAGCAGCGCTTTGCCTATTGCGAAGAATGGGAAGGCGACGCGCGTAAAGGCTTCATCGAAGACCTGAAATTCGCCAACGCTGACCCTGATAACAATTGGCAGTGGGACGATCAGCTTCGCACCTATCGGCAAGATCGTCGCAAGCCCTGCCTGACCATCAACAAAACGCGCCAGCATAACCTTCAGATCATCAACGATGCGAAGCAGAACAAGCCTGGCGTCAATATTCGCCCTGTGGGGGATGGCGCGACCTACGATGCGGCGCAGACCTACGAGGGCGTTGTCCGTCACATCGAGTACCAGTCAAACGCCGAGGCGGCATACGACACAGCAACGAGCTTTCAGGTACAGGGCGGCATCGGCTACTGGCGCGTCGTCACCGACTATGTGAGCAACGATAGCTTCGATCAGGAAATCTTCATCAAGCGCGAGAAAAACCCGCTTCAACTGTTCCTCGACCCCGACATTTCCGAGATCGATGGGTCTGATGCTCGCTACGGTTTCGCGTTCGAGGACAAGCCGCGAGACGAATTCAACAAGGAAAATCCGAAGTTTACCGACGATGGCGGCATGTCCGTCCTCGGCTCGCCCGGCGACGACTGGATTGATGATCATCACGTCCGCGTCGCGGAATATTACGCGAGAACGCAAAAAGCCGACGAGCTGATCGCGATTGTTGACCCGCAGACTGGCGGCATCGCGATGCAGAGCAAGCGCAGCGCTGCAACCGACGAGTTCAGGCAGCTCGTCGATCTCGTCGAGAAGGATAATCCCGAGCAAATCCGTCGCCGGGAAATCCTCTCCGATCAGGTGATGTGGTACAAAATCGCCGGATCAAAAATCATCGATCGCCGCGAGTGGCCGGGCAAGTACGTCCCGATCGTCCGAGTGATTGGCGAAGAAACAATCATCGAAGGCAAGCTAGACCGTAAGGGCCACACCCGCGCGATGAAAGACGCGCAGCGGATGTACAACTACTGGACCTCCGAAGCTACGGCTCAAGTCGCGCTGCAGACCAAAACGCCGTACATGGCACCAGTCGAGGCGATCGAGGGGCAAGAGGAATTCTGGTCTCGCTCGAACCTTGATGAGCTGCCGGTTCTGCCCTACAATGCCTATACCGAGGATGGAGCAAAGACCATTCCGGCGCCGCAGCGAATTCAGCCGGCAGTGATGGCAACCGCCTACGTTCAGGGTATGCAGATGACCCAGAACGAGATGATGATGGCCTCGGGCCAGTATCAGTCGCAGTTCGGGCAGAACGAGAACGCTACGTCGGGCAAGGCGATCAATGAGCGCCAGCGCCAGGGCGACAACGCGACCTATCACTTCATCGACAATCTGGCGATCGCGATCCGGTTCACGGGTAAAATCCTGATCGACCTCATCCCGAAAATTTACGACACGCCGCGTGTAATCCGCATCATGGCAAAGGATGGCACCAAGAGCCAGGTGCAACTCGATCCGAGTGCCCCCGGCGCCTTCCAGCAACTAGAACAGGAGCAGCAGCAAGAAACCGAAAACGCGAATGCGATCTTCAATCCCAATGTGGGGCGTTATGAGGTCGAGAGCGATGTTGGTCCGGCGTATGCCACCAGGCGTCAGGAAGCGTTCAATGCGATGACGCAGATCGCAGCGCAGAACAAGGAATTCATGCAGATCGGTGGCGACCTGATGTGGAAGGCGGCTGATTTCCCGATGGCTGATCAGTTGGCCGAGCGTTGGGCAAAGACCATCCCTGATAACATCAAGGGCGATGGGCCGAGCCAAGAGGTCCAGCATCTCACGCAGCAGTTGCAGCAGGCCCATGATGCAGTGGCGCAATTGCAGCAGAAGCTCGACAGCAAGCAGATGGATTACGCCATTCGCATCGATCAGAAAAACATCGACGCCTTCAACGCTGATACCAAGCGACTGACGGCTGAGGGGAACGCCGGGCCGTATGTGACCCAAGAACAGGTCCAACCCCTCATCATGCAGACCATCATGAGCATGTTGTCCACCAAGCCGCCCGGCGACATGAGCGCTCCCGCCGCTCCTGCGCCCGTTCCCGCTCAGGCTCAACCCGCGCCGCAGCAGATCGCGGCCTAACCTCACGCTTATCGACGGAGATACCGCAGCCATGATGCTCAACATCAGGGCCGGCGAAGTGCCGACTCTTATCCGCAATACCGCCGAGGAATTCGCGGGCGTCTTCTATGACGGAGGCCGTTCAGATCGCTTCCGCACTGTGGGCATTTCACAGAAAGCATACGTGCGACGATATTGGAGCAACTTCGTTCCCGAGGCCGTCGAGAAGCTTTCAATGCTGCTCGGCATGCCGGGACTGGACGAGAAGGACAAGGCGAAGATCGCAGAAGCCATCTTCGATTTCAAATCGCGCGCCACCGAAACCACGCCATTCCCCAGCCGCAGGAGGCTCAACTGAACAAGTCGCCTATCAATAAGACCGCCGTCCGAAAGGCTGGTGGTCCAGCCTACAATCCCGTGGTGAAGACCACGGGCACCGGCAGCATCAAAAAGCCGGTCGTGATGCACCCGGAGCGCAAATGGGAAGTCGAGGATGCCATGCGCGTTCTCACCCGTGCCGAGCAGCTGAAGAAAGACGCCAAGCTCATGGCTGACGTGAAGCGTCACGCTGATGAGCAGGCCGCTCAGATGAAGAAGATTTGTTGAATGCGAGACCTTCGTCTCGTTTCTCAGGATGAGTTTAGGGCGTTCGTTGCGGACTATTCTCCACCCTTGATCATACAGGCGAGTTCCAACGGAATGGTTGCCTATCTCGACACATCTAATGGCGATGGGTGGCCTGATAGCCTTGTGGCCAGTTATCTCGCGCCCATGCCACCCAAAAGACCGCGCGCCACGGGTTGGCGCATTCCTGTTGAGGTAACCGCCGATGACTAAACTCACTGCTGCTGATCGCAAGAAACTGCCCGCCAAGGCCTTCGCTGGGCCCGACAAGAGTTATCCCGTCGAGGACAAGAAACACGCCGCCAACGCCAAAGCCCGCGCGACGCAGGCCGTCAACGCCGGCCGCATGTCGAAATCGACAGAGGCGAAGATCGATGCCCGCGCCAACAAAGTTCTCGGCAAAAAGAAAGGTAAGTGAGTGGCCAAGGCTCCGCTCACCATCCGATTGCTTACGCGAGAGATGGCGCTGCTGCTGGTGAACGCCACTGGTGGTGAAGACGGTCGTCTCTCGGACGGACCTCACACCGACACGTGCACCGTCGGTTTCACCGAAAAAAAGATGAGATCGTTAAGACGCTGGATGAATTTTCGAGCCTTCGTCTAAGGCCTCTGGCTGAGGAGCTTGTTGCCAAGGCAGCGGAACGTCGGCTTTGCCGCGCCTCTGAACCTCCTCGTGGCACCTACGGCGAAACGGTGACTTACGGCGGCGTTTCTGTTCGTGGCCTAGAATTCTATCTGATGAGCAATGGCGACGTTTACCGCCGTTTTGACGTGTTCGTAGCCTGACTATTCGGTACCGGCGCCTAACACCGGGTTCTCGCACTGGCGCGTAAGCCAGGTTCAAGGAACATCATGAATACCGAAAAGGAACTGACACCCGAAGAGGGTGAGCAGCCGCTTGGTGCTGCCGAAACGATCGCCAAAGACTTCCCTATCCAAAACCTCGAGGCCGATCCGCCTGAGCCGGAGAAGCCGGCAGACGACGGGCAGCCACCGGAACCCGATGGCACTGACACCCCGGCAGATGCCAGTGCCGACGATCCCGATAAAAAGCCAGACGAAAAGGCCAAGCCGCCTCTCGACTGGAAAGAGCGCCGCCGGATCGAAGAGGTCAACAAGCGACGTGTGGCCGAAGAAAAGCTCGCCGAGGCGGAGCGCCGGTTAGCGGCGTATGAGAAGCCGGCCGACACTCCGGCAAAACCCGACGCGCAGCCGATCTCAATGGAAGAGGCCAAGCGCCAGGCGCGGGCAGAACTGCAGCAAGAGGAAAGCGCCAAGGCCTTCCGCGAAGCCACGGGTCGAGTGCTTCAGGCCGGATTGGCTCAGTACGAGGACTTTGATGCCGTACGGCAGCAGATGGTGACGGATTTCGGCGATCAGATGAACGCTCGCCCCGATTTCTTCGAGGCCATCACCGACCCCGACATTCCGAATGGCCACGACATTTTCTACAGCCTTGCGAAAGACCCTGAGCAGGCTGAACGCATTCTCTCGTTGCCGCCGGTCAAGATGGCTATCGAGATCGCCAAACTCAGCGAAAAGCTAGCAAAGCCCGCTGCTGCCGCGCCCAAACCAATTTCCAAGGCTCCCGCGCCCCTCAAGCCTGTCGGCGGCGCTGCTCCCGTCGGGGTTCGCCTCGATGACGAAAGCCTACCGATGGACAAGTGGGCCGACACGTATCTGCGCCAAGTCGCAGCCAAGGGGCGCTAGGCCACCACAACTTTAGACTGACCGCACCCGCCGGTTAAGCGGGGTTCTCTGTACCGGCCAGTCTGCCGGGTCACGCTCGCAAATCTTCGGTCACGGGCACCGGAAACCAACCCCGCTGCGGAAGGCAGCACCCCCATCCCCGTGACCCAAGGAGGCCAATGTGGCCGGCAATACGATCCTCACGATCGACATGATCACGCGAGCCGCTGTCTCGCTCTTCAAGAACAGCAATATGTTCATCCGCAATATCAACACGCAGTACGACGATCAGTTCGCCATCGACGGCGCCAAGATCGGCGACACTCTGCGTATCCGCCTGCCGAACGACTTTACCGTCCGTACCGGCACGGCGCTGTCCATCCAGGACACGTCCGAAAAGTTCACGTCTCTCGCGCTTCGTACCCAGAAGGGCGTTGACGTGGCTTTCAGCTCTGCCGAGCGCGCCCTGAAGTTGGACGACTACTCGGAACGCGTTCTGCTTCCGATGATGAATGACCTCGCCGGCAATATCGCCGCCGATGTCATGTCGGGCGTCGAGACCAACGTTTCCAACCTCGTGATGAACACCGACTCCAGCGGCAACATCATCAATCCGAACCAGTACACCATCCTCAAGGCCGGCGCGTCGCTCAACGACAACTCTGCCCCGATGATGCCCGGCCGCAAACTGGTGCAGAACCAGTGGACGGAAGCGGCACTTGTGAGTTCGCTCACCGGCCTGTTCAACCCGACCCCGCAGATCGGCGAGCAGTACCGCACTGGCCAGATGAAGAACGCCCTCGGGTTCGACTTCTTCATGGACCAGACGGTCATCAATCACACTACCGGGTCTTTCACTGCAGGCACGATCAGCGGCGGCAGCCAGCAGGGCTCGACCCTGACGGTTGGTGCGATCACCGGTACGCTCAACGCTGGTGACATCATCACCATCGACAACGTGAATGCCGTTAACTGGGTGTTCAAGCTGACCACCGGCAACCTTCGCCAGTTCGTCGTGACTGCGAACGTCCCCTCGGGCGCGACCTCGATTCCGATCTTTCCGGCGATCGTGGCCCCTCCGTCCGCCGGTGTGTTCGTGCAGTACCAGTCGGTCGACTCCTCGCCGGCCAACAGCGCGGCGGTTCGTCTTGTTACTCCCGCCAACAGCGTCTACCGCAAGAACCTTGCCTACGCGCCGGAGGCCGTCACTCTGGCGACTGCCGACCTGGTTCTCCCCCGCGGCGTGCATGAAGCGGCCCGTCGCGAATATGACGGCATTTCTATCCGCATGATCACTGACTACGTGCTTGGCACTGATCAGCTCGCGACACGTCTTGACGTGATCTACGGCTACCAGTGGTTGCGCGGCCAGTGGGGCGTGATCGTCGCGGATACGACCACCATTACCTGATCTCAACCGGGCCGGAGGCGAAAGCCTTCGGCCCTTACTTTCCTCAACTTGTGGAGCGTTCAATGCTGAATCCGCAGCCGTCCTACACCTATGTGTTTCAGGAATTCCCGAAGGCCCTCTATCACCCTGACGGCAAGTCAAAGCAGCCCGTTATTGTGAAGAATGCCGACGAGGAAGCGGCGCAGATTAAGCTTTGGACGCCTGAGCCTACGCCTGTCGCTGAGCCAGTGCCGCCGACGCCTCCGATTGATCCGGTTGTAGCGACCGTCGTGACGGAACCGGCGCCATCCGCTGATCGCGCCGCACTGATTATCAAAGCTGAGGCCGTCGGAATCAAGGTTGACGGCCGCTGGTCCGATAAGCGGCTCGCCGACGAGATCGCGGCTGCGGCCTAAGCCATGACAACGGCGCTCGATATCATAAACCTGAGCCTCAAGGAGGCTGGGGTAATCGGCGTTGGCCAAACACCCGGCGCCGAAGACGTGAACGACGCGCTGACGCTTCTCAATGCCATGATGGCGCAATGGAACCGGCGCCGTTGGATTGTCTACCATCTCATCGATGTGACGTGCCTCGGCACGGGCAATCTGAGTTATACCGTCGGGCCGGGTGGAGACTTCAACGTCGCTCGCCCTGATCGAATTCAGGCGGCATTCTTTCGCCAACTGATCAACCAGCCGCCTGCCAACAACGTCGATTACCCTCTCGTGCCGATCTGGAGCCGCGAGGAATACAACCAGATCGCGCTCAAGTCGCTCGCGTCGTTCCCGCAGGTCTATTTTTACGACAGCGGCTTCCCTCTCGGCGAGGTCTTCATCTGGCCGGTTCCGAACAACCAGTACGAAATCCACCTGACACTCAAGGACACGCTGCAGACCTTTTCAGGCCTGAACGATGTTGTGAACCTGCCGCCCGAGTACGAAGAGGCCTTGCACTACAACCTCGCGGTTCGCCTTCGACCGCTCTACCAGCTACCCGCCGAGCCGCAGATCATTCAGCTCGCCAAGCTGGCGCTGAACACGATCAAAAATGCGAATTCTCAGATCCCCGAAATGTCGATGCCGGGTGATCTCATTCGCGGCTCGAATTACAATATTTACAGCGATCAGCAGTACTGAGTTATGCCGCTGGTTCCGCTGCTCGGAGGTAACTACGAAGGACGTAGCACCCAGGCCTCTGCGCGCAACCTCGCGGTTAACGTCTACCCGGAAAAAAATCCGGAAGACGGCCAACCGCTAACACCCGTCACCTACTACCAGACGCCAGGGCTTCTCTCCGTCGGGGTCAGCCCCAATATCGAAGCCGTTCGGACGAGCTATCGAGCCACTAACGGCAATCTCTATGTGATCGTCGGCCCGACTGTTTACGCAGTGTCGAACACGTTCACATGGACGATGCTCGGCACGGTCGCCGATGCCACGACCCCGCTCAATGTCACCGACAATGGGCTCGCTATCGTCCTCGTTGATGGCTCGACCACTGGCTACGCCATCGACATGGCGACCAACAATTTCGGGATCATTACCGACCCGAGTTTTCTCGGTGCTCTGTCCGCTGCGCAGCAGGACGGGTTTTTCATCTTCAACAATCCGGGCACCAACCAGTTCTACATCAGCCTCGAGAACGTGACGTTCGCCATGCTGACGGGCGTGACGGGGCGTGTTCTTGCATCCTCGATTGCCGCAGGCGGAACGACCTACGTCAATGGCTCCTATACCAACGTGCCTCTAACGGGCGGAACTGGGTCGGGCGCTACTGCGAATATCACCGTGGCGGGAACAGCGGTCACCGTCGCGACCATCGTCAATCCCGGCACCGGCTACGCGCAGAACGACACACTCTCGGCCTCGAACACCAATTTGGGCGGTACAGGTTCAGGCTTCGCGCTCGCGGTTGATCAGGTAGCGACAGCCTTTGACCCGCTGGATATCGCCACCAAGTCCAGTTCGGCCGATCCGATTGTCGAAGTCGCAGCCATTCATGGCGTGCTCTGGCTCATCGGGCAGTTGACCTCGGAGATTTGGGCGCCGAGCGGGGCGGCTGACTTCTACTTTCAGCGCATTCCTGGCGCTGTCATCGACCACGGTAGCGCAGCTCCTTATTCGCTCTCTCAGCAGGACGTAGCGCTGTTCTGGCTCTCTCAGGACAGGCAGGGACACGGTATCGTGGTGCGGGGACAGGATACCTCGATCCAGCGCATTTCGACCAATGCGATTGAACAGGAAATCCAGACCTACACCACGATTTCCGATGCGATCGGCTTCTGCCATCAGGTCGAGGGCCACAGCTTCTTTGTGCTGGTATTCCCCTCCGCGGACGTGACGTGGGTCTATGACCTCTCGACGGGCCAGTGGCATCGCAGGGCGTCTATCGACGGGAACGGCGTTCTGCATCGCTGGCGGGCGAACTGCTTCGCCTTCGCCTACGGCATGAACCTCGTCGGGGACTACCAGAACGGCAAGCTCTATGCGCTCGACTCTACGTTCTTCACCGACGATGGAACGGCAATTCCTCGCATCGTTAGCTTCCCGCACATGGCCAATGGCGGCCGGCGCTGTATGTACGCGCAATTTCAGGCCAAGATGATGGTCGGCCAGATCGATAATACTGAGACCGACGATCCTCCACTTGCCGCTCTGCGCTTCAGCGACGATGCTGGCCAGACCTACAGCAACGCGGTGGAGCAATCGCTCGGCGCATCGGGGCAGTATCTGACCTCTCCGCAATGGCAAAGGCTCGGCATGGCGCGCGATCGAGTGTTCGAACTGTCGTGGTCGGCGAATGCTGACATTGCGCTCGCAGCGGCCTGGGTCAACTTCCGCGTAGCTCAAACCTAAATGGCCAACCAGACCTTCCCAACCGCTGCAACGCCAGCCGTGGCGCTGCAGAACGGCAACTACTACTTCACGACGCCTTGGATCGTGTGGCTACAGCAGCTCGCGAGCCAACCGGCCGCTCCATTCACCGTCACACCTACCGGTTCACCCTTCAGCTATTTGGCTTCTGGCGCTGGCTCACTCTCAGTCAGCGGCGGCACGGTCTCTGCGATAACGCTTACGCGCGGCGGTGAGACGGTGCCGATCGGCAATCTCGTTCCAATGGTCAATAACGACGTGGCAACGATCACGTACTCGGTCGCACCGACCCTTAGTTTCATACCTGGCTGACGACTTCCTTGTTCCCGGCCCTCTCTGTCACCCGCGAGTACGGGGCAGAGAGGATCAATCGCGTCCTCAATGATCCGTCTGTTCGCCCCCATGTTGGGTTGCCGGATTTCGGGCCACTCGATTTCACGCAACTCGTTTCGGATCAACGCAACGTCCTGCTAATGGCGGGGGACGAGGGCGGCTTTTTCTGTCAGCACCTCTCGCCCGGCATTTACGAGGTCCATAGCCAGTTTCTACCGGCCTCGCGGGGACGAAAGGTCGTCCAAGCGGCGATCGACGCGCAGCGCTTCATGTTCTGCCGCACCGATTGCGTCGAGGTCGTCACGAAAGTTCCGACCGGCAATTTGGCGGCGACCGCTTTGGTACGCATTGCCTCGATGCTGCCGCTGTTTTTGCATGGTGGCGCAGCCTTCTACAGCAAGCCGCTCATCACGTGGGCGAGCGAAGCGCAAGTTTCACGTGAAGCCTTAGAAACCCTGAATATCCCGGACGAAACGCGGGCCGCGGCTCTCGGCCTCGCAATCGAAATGGCTGCCTTCGGGCAGATCGAAAAAGGCCTCCGTTTCTACGACCGTTTCGCCCGGCTGACCAACAGCCTTCCCATGACATTGGCGGCCACCAACCCGCTCGTTTTCGACATTGGCGAGGCGCTGATCGCGCTGCGCGAGAATGCTCTTGAGGTGATCCTATGCCGGCGGCAATTCCAATAGCTATTGGAGCCTCCGGGCTCCTCAGTGCTGGGGCAAGTATTCTCGGCTCTAACGCGCAGGCGAGCGCCGCGACGCAGGCTGCTCAAATGCAAAAGCAGCAGTACGACCAGACCAGAAGCGACCTTCAGCCGTTCACTCAAGCCGGCACGTCGGCGACCAACATGCTGACCGCTCAATTGCCGCAGCTCACGTCGCCGATTACGATGGATGAAGCGACCCTCCGGCAGACGCCGGGCTACCAGTTCAACCTGACGCAGGGCCTCAAGTCGGTCCAGAACAGCGCCGCGGCTCGGGGCCTCGCATCGTCCGGCGCCGCGCTCAAGGGGGCCGCGGGGTACGCGACAGGGCTCGCCGACTCCACCTATCAGAACCAGTTCAACAACGCGCTCGCCAGCCGCCAGAACACCTACAACCAGCTTATGGGCGTGGCGGGGCTCGGTGAGAATGCTGGCGCTCAAACCGGTCAGATCGGTACGCAACTCGCCGGTAATGCAGGGCAGGCGACCGTAGGGGCAGGGAATGCCATTGCTGGCGGCCTCACGGGTGCGGGGAATGCGCTGACGAACGCTGTCGGCAATTATAGCGGCTACCAACTTGCCAATGCACTTACCTCCCAAGGCCTCTACGGCAGCGGCAACCAGAACTATAACTTCGGCGCGGGACCGTATTGACCATGGCAGGCTTTGACGCCGACGTTGGCATTTATCCTCAGGCGAACCCGAACGCCCTGACACAAAGTGCCGGGCAATATCTCGGGCTCGCCAATGAAGGGCAGCAGAACCAGCTCTTGCAGACGGCCAACCAGCAGACGCATCAGGATTTGATCAAACAGCAGGTAGGCTATCTGACCAACGGCTTCGGAGCCCTTCTATCCAAGCCCGATCTGTCGCCGGAGGACTTCCTTTCGTTCGGTCAGCGTGCGTTGCAGGAAGGTATTATTTCGCCGCAGACCTATCAGGCCGAGGCGGCCAACGTTCAGGCGGCAGGCAATGATCCCGTCAAGCTACGCGGGCTGGCCCAGCAGTACATCGCGAGGGCGAGCGACGCTGCCCAGCAGTTCGCACTAGCGACGGGCTACACGCCGGCAGCTGGCGGTTCTCCTGTTCAGTACACCGGACCGACCGGGGCGACCGTGACGACGACACAGGCGAATTTTGCCGGAGCCAATGGCGTAAATCCGCTTATGGCGCAACCGCCAGCGTCATCCCCCAACGCCCTTGCGCAGCAGGCGCCTGGTTCCGGCACCCCCGCGAAGCCCAGCGCACCCGTCCCGCTGGCACCGCAAAAGTCCAACGCTGGCGCGGCGGGTGGTATTGCTGGCCCGACTCCTCAGCAGCAGGCGCAGTTCACGGCGTCCGCGCAGCAGCAGCAGGAAGACCTCACCTCGGACGCCAACTACACGTCCAACATTGTGCCGATCCAGAAGGTCATTTCGCTGTTGCCCAAAACCCCGCTGTTCGGTGCGGGTGCTGAAGTGCCTACTCAGGTTGCCAAGGTGCTCAACACCTTCGGCATTCCCATCGGTTCGGACCAGGCAAAGAACGCATCCGAACTCGACAAATACCTCACGCAGCTTACCCGCTCATCCGGGGCGGCGCCGAACTCGGACGCGCAGCTCGTAGCGGCCTATTCTGCCAATCCGAACATGACCACCGACAAGGCCGCAGCGACTGATGTCATCAAGACCATGATGGCGCTTTCCCGGATGCAGCACGCCAAGGTGGCCATTGCTCAGTCTCAGGGGGTTGCTCCTGAGCAGTATTCGACGTTTGCCTCGCAGTGGGGCGCTGGCCAAGACCCTCGAGCCTATGGCTTCGACTTGATGGACCCGAATGCGAAAGCGGCCCTCAAGACTGAACTAAAGGCCAATCCCGCCGAAGCTCAGAAGTTCATCAATTCGTACAACACTGCCCAGCAGGCCGGCATCTTTGGGCAGGCTCAATAGTCCGATGGCAGGCAATGGACTGGATATTTACTCGGGCTTGGTGGCGCGAGGGTTTAATCCTGTCCAAGCGGCGGCGCTCACCGGGAATGCTCAGCAGGAATCGTCATTCAATCCGAACGCGGTAAATCCGACATCGGGCGCCTATGGCCTGATGCAGTGGCTAGGCCCGCGCCGAACAGCGCTCAACAATTACGCCCAATCAACGGGACGCAGTGCGGCTGATCCGAACGCCCAACTCGACTTCATCGCAACCGAGATGAACGGGCCGGAAGCGGGAAACGTCAAGGACTTCCTCACGGCGCCTGACGTGTCATCGGCTAACGCGGCGCTGAAGCAATATCTTCGCTACGGCGCTAACGAGGGCGGCAATCGCCTGCAATATTCGATGGCTTTCGCGAACGGCGGACAAGGAAACAGCATGGCAAAATCGCCTGTCCCGCCGGCGCAGCCTGACACGTCGAAGGCTTTGGACGATATTTTTGGTGCCGCGCCGAGCGCGCCTGGTACGACTTCGGCTTCGCAGCCAGTAGACGCCCAAACCGGGCAATCTCTCGACGCGATATTCGGGCCAGATGCCGGACCGCCTGCAGGCGCGAGGCCAGGTTCTGCGGAATATGCTCAATGGGCAGTACAGCAAGCGAAAGCTGGCAATCCCCTGCCGCAGGTAAGTCCGCCACCTCCGGGCGTTGATATCTCCGGCTTGCAGGACCCTCTCTCCCCGCAGGCGAGGGCTTTTGCATCCGGTGCCGTAGACAACATGCAGCTTTTTGGGCCGATGCTCAAAAATCTGCGTAATTCGCTAAATACGCCCCAGCAGCAGATGCAGCTCGACGCTGAGGATCGTGCCGCGATGGCCGCCCAGCCCGTGGCTACTGGCGAAGGTCGAGTATTCGGGACGCTCGCGCCTTATCTCGCTATCAGCCAATTGCCAGGCGGCAACGCGTTGATGGGGACCGCGGCCGATTACGGACTCGGCACTGCAGGTAATTTGGCAGCGCGAACAGCGTTTGGCGGGTTGTCGGCGGCTTCCCTTGAGGGCGGCGACACGTTGGCGCGCGGCGGCACTCCCGACGAGGCTATGCACAACGCGCTGATCGCCGGCGGAATTGGGGCGGCTGCAGCTCCGGTTGCCTCGGCACTCGGCGCTGCAGGCGGCTTTGCCACCAAGACGGCAATTGGCGCAGGAACCGGAGCGGCGATCGGCGGAGGAGCGACGCTGGCGAACGGCGGCTCGCTTCAAGATGCCGGCCAGAATGCGCTCATCGGTGCCGGGGCAGGGGCCGGAGTCGGCGCTGGTGCCAGTGTTGTGGGCACTCTCGCGAACCGTCTCATGCAGGGCGGCATAGCCCCAGAGGCAGCTACTCTTGCGGATAAGGCGATCAATCAATTTGGTATCCCGCTTGGCGCGGCGGACGTGAGCGGCAACCCTATGGTGAAAGTCGCAAAGTCCGTCGTCGATAAGATGCCGTTTAGCGGCGGCACGACGTCGAATGCGGCTCAGAGCGCGGCGTTCACGCATGCCGTGGCGAACGAGATGGGCACCGATGCGACGGCGCTGACGCCCGATATCATGTCGGCTACTCGCGACCGCATCGGCAAAGTCTTCGATAGCGTCGCGACAAGCGTTCCCAGCATCCCAGCGGACACTCAGTTCCAGAACGATGTGCTGCAGGCGATGCAGGACGCCGAAGGCTCGCTCGGCGCCGACAAGATGAAGCCGTTCAACAACCAGGTCGACAACATCCTGAAGACCTTCGGCAGCGGTAATGCGATCACAGGCCAGCAGTTCCTTTCGCTCACGGACAAGAACTCGGTGCTGAGCAAGGCGATCGCCAACGGTGGGGATCTCGGAAATGCCGCTTCGGGCCTGAAGGACGCGCTCTTTGGTGCAATGCAGCGTGCGGCACCGCCCGATGTCCTGCCGCAGCTTCAGCAGGCGCGCTACCAGTGGAAGGTGATGCGTTCCATTGAGGACAACGTTGCGAAATCTCCCGATGGTGTATTGAGCCCGCCCACACTCATGCAGGCCGTCGTCAAGAACTTCCCCAATATGGCTTACGACGGGGCAGGAGACATGGGCGACCTGGCCCGGATTGGCCAGCGATTCCTCAAGGCCCCCGGCAGCTCTCAAACATCGGAACGCGGGGTAATCAACAACCTTCTCACGGGCGGCGGCCTGGCGGGTATCGTGACGGCCCCTCACATCGCTATTCCGGCGCTCGCCGGCACGCTCGGTGCCTCGACGGCTGCAGGTGCGGCAATGCGCAGTCGGTGGCTGGCCAACAGCCTCATCCGTCCGCAGTCGTTCGACCCGACGATGAACATGTTTACTCGCGCAGCGGTCCCGGCCGTCACGCCTCCGGTACAGAATGCGCTGCTTGGGCCGCCTCAGTAGAGGTTTTTGAGCCAGTTCGCAGCGGTGATCCCGCCAAAAAACGCGATCATGGCGGTAAAGCCGAACAGGTTGTCGACGCTCACATCATGGCGATACCAGAACGCCCACACCAGCATGGCGATCGCCAGAAACGTCATGTTTCGCATGAACTTAGGCGAGTAGTCGCGGACCATCTTTCCAGACCGCTTGTCGAAGCGGCTGTACTCGTGCGGGCCTAGGTCGATCGGATCGGGCATGCTTGCCCATATAGCGGATAAACGGTCGTTGTGAAATAGTCCTTCCTTCGTGTGTGGAGGGGGTTCTCAATGCTTAGATGGCTGATCGCAATTCTGGCGTTAGTGACGCTCGGCGGTTGCACGATGGATAGCCAGGACGCATCTCAGGCGCAGCAAACAAGGATGAGCGGGGCGCTTGATGGGTGGGTCGGCCAGTCGGTCGCCGCCTATGTGGCTGAGCACGGAGACCCTACGTCATCGGTTCGATTGGATAACATTAGTTCCGCGTTTAGATGGGTTATTCTTGGTTCTGGCGCCGGGGCGGTCGTACCAGTAGGCCAAACCATGATGGTCATTCCTCCCCGTCAGTTGCAATGCGCGGTGATCTTCACCGGCACAACTTCTGTTGCTAAGCCGGATTACAAAGACTTCACTATCACCGGCTACCGATGGGAAGGTAACTGTTAGTCGTCACCAGCCATAAGTCGGAACGTTGCCTCCAAGATTTGCCGGATCGCTTCCGGTCGGGACGGTGCAGGCGATTTCCTCGAGCGGAGGGCGTCGACCTTGGCTAGGAGGTCCGGCTGAAGTCGCAGGCTAATTTGCGTCCCCTTGCCAGTTGGCTTTGGTCCGCGTTTTCGTGGTGTCACAGTTGTTGACGGCTTCATGGAAGCGTGATACCACAATAAATGTCGGGCCGGAAGAGTGGTGGAACACTCGACCAGCCCTAACCGACAATCGACCCTTAGGAGATCGATCATGGCTGCCAAAGCCAATACCACGCGCCGTTTTGCGCTTCTAGGCGCTCTCGTTTCAACTGCTGCTCTGGCCGTCCCTGTCGTTAAGGCAGAGCAAGCGCGCAATCAGACCGTCGATCTGGAAAGCCTTTCGCATAAAGCGCTGGCGACGATCCTGCTCGACGTGTTCGACCACGCGACTTTCACTCAGCAAGTTGAAGCGATTGCCTCGATCCGAGGTGCCGACATGGGCCAGCTCGCCGAAATTCTCGAGCGCCGTCACGCCGCGCAGTGGGAATGGAAACCGACGCACCTTCCGGGTCTATCTGTCCCGTCCAACGCCTGACTTTCTCAAGTCCATTCTATTTTGATTTAGATCACTTCAAATTCCCCGCTGCCAGTGGGGAAGAATTGCGACGCGCGACCTTCATTTGGGGCCGGGCGTCGCTTCACAGCGACCCCTGAGCAATTCCGGGCCTGGCAGGCTCGGCCTCAAATGGAGACTTCGAATGCCAATCAAGAAAGAAACAGCCGATATCACGGTACAGCCGCTTCGCCGTGCGTCGGTGAGGCTTCGCATCATCGGCACCACGCCGCTGTTCCAGAACCGGATGGCGAACAAGGTGAAGCAGCAGCTTCTCGTTGGCGGCCAAAAGAAGGGAAAGGCGGATCGCGCCGGCATCAAACACTTCCCCCTTCAGGAATATCGCGACAGCGCTGAAATCCTTCCGGGCGGTCCGACTGCTCTCGGGCTTCGCGTTGTTGCGGTGAAGGCGGCGATGGCAACAGCCGCACTTGAGACGCCCGGCCTCACCAAGACGTCAGCGCAACGGCTGCTCTTTATGCCCGGCGACTTTGTGCCGCTTTACGGCACACCACAGTTGCGGATGGACGTGACGCGATCAGCCGACATCAACCGCACACCTGACGTTCGAACTCGTGCATTTCTGCCGAAGTGGGGCGCCGAGATAGAGGTGCAATTCATAGTACCGCAACTGTCGGTCGCGTCAGTCGTGGCGCTTCTTTGCAACGCCGGCGTGCTGATCGGCGTCGGAGACTATCGCCAAGAGAAAGGGAAGGGCGCGTTCGGTTCCTTCCGGGTGCTAGGAGAAGGTGACAAGGACGCCGAATGGGATGATCTGGTCAAGAAGCACGGCCGATCTGCGCAGGAAGCTGCTCTCGCTGATCCGGAATACGCTGATCGAGATACCATCGACCTGATGGAGTTCTACGACAGCGAAGTGAAGCGGAGGGCGGCATAAATGTCCCTCTCCAAACTCACCCGCCAGCGTATTGTCAAAGAGTTCGCCGTTCGTCACAACGGGCACTATAACGCCGCCCTCTTCCTTGACGAGGTCCGCAAGACTGGCAAGAAGCATCCGGCCTACGAATGGTTCGAGTGGGATGCTGACAAGGCTGCGCAGGCCCATCAACTTGAGCAGGCTCGCGCCTTCGCTCGCGATCTCCGTGTGACGTTTACCGTCACCGAGATCAGCGGCGGCAAGCGCAGGGTGAGGGTCCGCGAGAGCACTATGCCAATGGTGATTTCTCCCATTCGGGGGCGCCAGGACGGTGGTGGCTACGTACTTGTCGATCCGAAGGATCAAGGCCACGTCGATGAGCACTGCCGACAGGCCGCAATGGGGTTGCGAGCATGGCTCGGTCGATACGCTGATGCAGTGAAGGCGGTTGGGTATGATCTTTCGTCGCTGGAAAGGCTGGCCAGCGAACTAGAGAAACGGGCGCTGCTGGACGTTAAAGCAGCATCGTAGAAGTGCGGAGCCGAGTAGCCCTACTCGGCTGGCAGGGATCACGGCAGGGCAGGCACGGTGTGTCGACGTAAGATAAGACCACTCGACGAATGTCATGGCAGGCAAGGCGACGTACGGCGTTTCACGTCGGGGCCCGTCACGGTGCGGCTTGGCACGGCGGGGCCGCGCTAGGCCAACACGGGGCGATCCTTCGGGGTCGCCCTTTTCCATTTCAGAGACAACCCAACCCGCTTCGGCGGGTTTTTTATTGCCCGGAGTTCGCAATGGGAACAATTCTGCCGCCACCTGAGATTGTCTTTTTCGATGCCAACGGCAACCCGCTTGCCGCAGGCACCGTCCAGACGCTCGTGCCTAATACAACAACTTCGAAACAGACCTGGCAGGATGCCGCGAGCACGATTCTAAACACAAATCCCATCGTGTTGGACGCCGCCGGCCGTGCGATCGTTTATGGCAGCGGAACTTATAGGTTTATCGTCCGAGATAGCGCGGGGAACTTGATCTACGATCAGGTAACGAGCGACACGGCTGGTAATGGTCTCGGTTGGGGCGGGACATCTACCGGCACACCCAACGCGCAGGTCATTGCTGCATCCAACTTCACGCAGCAGGACGGTCAGCAAATCAGCTTTATCGTTGGGCCTGGTCTGACTAACACCAGCGGCTTGACGGTGGCTCCCGGCGGCGGCTCGGGTATTCCGGTGTTGCAAGATTTGCAGGCGGGCCCAACTCCGCTGGTGGGCGGAGAGGTTGTCGCAGGTAACGCCGTCACGTTAATTTTCGACCAAGCCAGAGGCGCTTTCCACCTCCTATCTGAGCCGGCGCCAATCCCGCCGAACTCTTTCGCGGACGGCTCATTCCGCATCCAGAACACCAGCGACATCACCAAGCAGATCGCCTTTGATGCCTCGGCTATTGCAACTGGAACGACGCGAACACTCACGGCCCCGAATGCGAACATCACTATCGCGGACGCGGCGATGGGACAGGGCTACCTTTTCGGATGCACGCTATCGAATGACGCCGTAACGCCAGCCAGCGTTTTGGATATCGCGGCGGGACAGGCCCGAAATAGTACTAACGTTGATAATCTTATCCTAACCAGCGCCGTCACTAAAAATACGTCCGCATCGTGGGCCGTCGGCAGTGGCAATGGCTCGCTCGACACTGGCACGATTGGCAACAATACCTACCACGTATTTCTGATTATGAGGACCGACACGCGTGTGGTTGATGTGCTCACGTCGTTGAGCGCGACCAACCCCACGCTCCCGGCGAATTACACGCTGTTCCGACGCATCGGTTCCATTATTAGGACCGCAGGGTCGATTCAGCTATTCGTCCAAGACGGCGATAGGTTCACTTATACCGCAGCGAGCCTCACTGCGGATTATTCAGGAGGCAGCCGGGCGAAGTCCAATCTCAGCGTAAACGTGCCTACCGGCATCCGCGTTTATGCAAAATTCTCAATAAACATCAGCGGAAATGGAAGTAGCGTTGCGTCAACGGCGCACGTTTTCGATGGAACAAACACCAATAGTGTGGTGTCTTTTGGCGTTGGAACTAATGGCGCCATCGTGTCAACAGCATCAGGCACATTGGAACAGTTTACCAACCAGTCTGCTCAGGTCCAACTCAGCTGGGATAACTCAGGCGGCAACATGACGACAATAGGGTTTCTAGACACGCGCGGACGATGAACGCAAACGGCTACTAAAATAGCGTAAAACCGTGAAGTCGAAGGAAACTCATTATGGCATTCCTCCGCCCAGCTAGACCGTAATTAATCGCCTTAAGCCACATCGCCATGTGGCGGTTTTTACCCCCGCCTCTTTCCCGACACAATCCCCCGGAGTTCCCATGCAGCAGAACTTTGCCGCAGCGACCTTCTTTGCCCAAATCCGAGAAGCGCCGTTTGGCGGCTCGCTCACGCAGTCGCAGGTTGATGGGATCAATGCGTTGCTGGACGAATGGTCCAGCCTCGGCGACGGCGACAACAACAAGCTGGCCTATGAGTTAGCGACCTCGTTTCACGAGACGGCGCAGACAATGCAGCCGATCTATGAGATGGGCAGTAGGGCCTACTTCAATAAATACGACGCGGGAACGCAGCTCGGCAAAGCTCTCGGCAACACGCAGCCGGGCGACGGTTACCTATTCCGGGGCAGAGGCCTCGTTCAGCTCACTGGCCGCACGAACTACGCCCGCGCTGACGCCGAACTGAACCTTGGCGGCAAACTGCTCGCCAATCCTGACATGGCGTTGCAGCCACCGATTGCAGCAGCGATCCTAATCAAGGGTTCCCTAGAAGGCTGGTTCACCGGCCGCAAGCTCGGCAACTACGTCACGCCAACGGCCGTCGATTTCATCGATGCCCGGCGCGTCATCAATGGCACTGACAAAGCCGGAACGATCGCCCTCTACGCCAAGACTTTCCAGTCTGCTCTACAGGCCGCTTCGGCCTAAACCTCAGGAGACATCATGAAAATCTTCCGCACGCTGGCCCTTCTGGGGCTGGCGACATTACCGCTCGCCGGTTGCTCGAGCCTAGGCACGGCAATTAGCGCCATCGGGACTGCCGAAACAGCCGTAAGTTTTGCACAGAAGGCATGGTCGAAGGCTGGCGTAACGCTGTTCAGCGTCGAGGCGACCTACGGCATTATCCAGACGGCCACAGTCAATTTTGAGAAGGCCGAGTGCCCAACCGCATCAGCGCATAGCTGGTGCCAAGCGCTGCATGACCAAGCCGCGAAGGCCGATGGCGTGGTGCGCCAGAAGTTCGCCGATGGCGAAACCTTCATCAAGAACAATTCGACCCTTTCGCCCTCTGCTGCAATCGCTGCTGCTGAAGGTGCCGTCAATGCAGCCGCCGCCGTGGCCGATTCCTTCGGAGTGAAACTATGACCGACATTGTCCAGAACATCGAGGCTGGGGCGCAGACTATTGGCACCGACCTCCAAGCCTTTCTCACCGCCGCCGGCAACTTGATTGCCGCCGGGGTTTCAACGATTGCCACGGCCCAGAAGCTCGTCGCTCTGACCGCGAGTGTCATCGAGAAGGGCAATCCCGAACAGGCCGATTGGGACACCCTGCACGCCATCCTCGACGCCAACACGGCCGCGCTGAATGCGCCGCTCGCACCATAAGGAACACGCTATGACCTTCCCGAATTTTCAGCTTCCGAACCAGAAGGAGTGGGGTGCCGGCATTGGCGGCATCCTCGCTTTCCTCGCCATTGCCGCGCTTCAGTATTTCCACGTCAGCTTCGGGGCGCAGGGCGACGCCAGTATCGACGGCGCGCTGCTCGTGTTCTTCCCGTGGTTCGTGGCGAAGCTTACTCCGGCCTCCGATCAGGACACACTCAAGAGTGTGAACGACACGATTGCTCAAGCCGGAACGATCATCGGCAAGCTCACGCCGGCCAGTGACAGCACGGCGCCCGTCACCCCGGCCGCTGCAAGCCTCGCGGCGAAAGCGAACTGATCAAGCGGCTCCCCACTAGCGTTAGCGCGCCAGCGGGGAGCCTTCCACCATCTACGACCAAAAGGACTTGGCCACACATGACGGCGATCCCAGCCTGCCTTCAACCTGTTGCGGAGGCGTAAATGAGCACCATGCGAAATGCCGCCGATAGTACGTTCGTCGTCGTGGCCGCTCGCGCCGCTATGCTGGCGACGCCATTCCTATTCACTGCCGCCGTCTACTTCGGCGGCCAATGGCTCGACGGCCGGTTCGACAAGATTAGCGATGCTGCAGCAGCCGCTTCTCTCGCGGCATCAGATGCAGCGAACACCGCGGACTCGGCCAAAGATAAGGCCGCGACCGTCGCCAGCGATGTTGCGGTGATCAAGGCCACGCAGGCCGATAACGCTGCGACGCAGGCTCATATTGCCCGGCAGGTAGACAAACTCACCGACGTGGCGACCACGACCTCGATCCAGGTATCGGCGATCAGCGCCACGCTGGATTCGATGCGCAGTACAGGGCCGATCGGCTCGCTGGATCACGTCCGCTAAATGACCGCCTTTGACCGCTTCCTCCTCATCTTCGGCGCCGGGCTTATCTGCTTCGGCATGTGCATTTATGTAACGCATGTAAAGGCGGGGGAGTGTGGAATAGCCTCGCATTACGGCACTGAGAGCGGGCGCCGGACGGCCAATGGTGAGCCGTTCCCGACGCGAGAGCCGACCGCGGCTCACCGCTCATTGCCGTTCAACTCCCGCGTCCGTGTGACTGATC